ATGCCTTCGGGAGCCGGTCGGAGGGTCGCTGGGGGGCCTCCCCACCCCTTCTGACCTGCGGGTTTGCTGGCGCGCTCGTTTGCTGGCCGGGTCAGAGCGCGTGTGCCTCGGCAGTCCACCAGTCACGTCCGCCGTGCCTCCACGCAACCCGCCCGGTCGCTGGCCCGCGCCGGCCGGTGAGCGACGTCTCGTCTGCGTGATCGATGAGGCTGGGCCATGTGTAGGCGATGGTGTGGCTTTGGTGGCGTGCCCATGCGCTGATTGCTTCGTCGATGGGTTTGCCGTTGGGCAGTTGGTTGAGCATGTGTGGTACGAGGTCGGCGTGTATGGCGATTCCGACTGCGTGGAGTAGTCGTCGGCAGGTGAGCCAGTGTGCTGTGGTGTCAGCGGCTTTGGCGATGCGTTGTTGGTATTCGCGGGGTCGTTCTCGCCCGAGGTAGAGGCTGACCACTGGGCTGGGTGCCACTGCTAGCGCTGCGTCGAGCTGGTCGCGGAAGTTGTTGCACGGTATGGCGTCGTCTTCGAGGACCACGAGCCAGTCTGTGTTGTGGCGGGTGAGGTGTTGCCACACTTTGCGGTGGTTGGTTTCGCATCCGAGTGTGCCGTTGTCGATGCTCATGTATGCGGCGCCCACGGTTTCCATCAGCTGGTGGGCTTGTTCGGCGCGTTTGGTGTGGGCGACGATCCCAACGGTGTTGGTCATTCGAATCGTTCCCGGCCGTCAAGTGAGTGGTGTGTGATGACCCAGCCGCAAGCGCCGTCAGCATCGAACACTGGCTCGATGTCGGGTCCGCATGGGCATTCGTCGCTGTCGTCTTCGTGCTCGATGAGGTCATTGACTGGTAGGACGTGGATCGTTTGCGCCATCGGGGTTTCAGGTCCTGGGTCGTATGCGTGTGGTTTTCACGGCGACGGTGATGTGTGGTGTGAGTCGTGGGGTGACGCTGCCGTAGTCGTATTCGGGGTCGATGGCGATGGCACATCTGACCCATCCGCACGCCTGGATTTTCTCGACAACCCCTTCGTGTTCGAGGCCGTCGAAGTCAACCCATACGTCGTCGCCGGGTTTTAGAGGCTTACCTCGTTCGATCATGTTTGGTCCCAATACGGTCCGGGGCAGGTTGTCCAGGGTCCATTCCAGTGCACACCATCTGACCCGACGCCTGGCCATGCCGGTTCAACACCGGCCGCCCGCGCCCCATGTAGGTCATATGAGACGGCGCTGGATGCAGGTGTGAGGTCTTCGAAATCGATGAGCAGGACGCCGCGGTCGGGGTGAACCACAACGTTGATCAGACACGCATCGCAATGCCACCACCCTGCCTGGTGTAGGGCGGCGAGCATGTCCCAGAGCGGCTCGGCGTATCGGCGCGACCATTCCGGATGGAGGTTGAGGATCGGTGTGCAGCGTTCCACTTCGATCCACATGGGTCCGTACCCGATGAGCTTGGGTGCAGCCCACGGTATTGCATGGTAGGCGTCTAGCTCTTTTTGCCATGCGCCTTGTTGGGCGAACTGCTTGTGAACAGTGCGCCGGTGGGTTGTGACTGTGGCGAGCCCCATCTTCTTACTTGTGCCTCCACCATGACCAGGCGTTGCGTTCGTTGGCTTTGAAGACAGTCGCCACTTGTGGGCCGTGGACGAGTTTGTCTGCGTGTTTGGTGTAGGCAACATGGTTGAGTGTTGCCATATCGCCGACGATCTTGCCTGGGTTGTCGTCTTTGTGCCAGACGCGGCGGAGTTGATCTTCGTGGTCGGCGGCCATGTCGTGGGCGAATGCCATGACGGTTTTCCGGTCGCCGCCGACGATCCCCGCGTTCAATAGGGTCTGGTCGGCGTGGGTGTCGATGAACTGTTGCAGGTGCGCGGCCTGGTGGTTATCACGCATCCAGTCGATCCCCACGATGGCGGGCTCGTGCCCGACATACAGCTTCCCGGGTTGCATGTGTTCCCACGGAGGGGTGAGCATTTCGACGTCGGTGCCGTCGACGCACCACACCCATTGAACGTCGGGGTTGGCGCGTAGCCATTGGTAGTACAGGTACCAGCGCGCGAAGTAGGGGTTATCGACTGGGCTGGTGACTCGCTCGAATGACGCCTGCGGGTGGGTGAGTGGGTTGTCGCACAGCACGACGGTTTCACCTCCAGTGATGGAGGTGATCAGCGTTTCGAGCAGTTTGACGTCGGGCCGCATGCGTGTGCCGCGTTGCGGGTCGGGCTTGTTCGACAGCAGGCAGGTGAGCACCACATGCCGGTCGGGTTCCACGATGGGGATGTGGTGGCTGCTGGTGTAGTGGTGCTGCCAGTACAACTCGGCGTTGCGGGCGGCGGCGGCTTTGCGTTCCTCGGTCGGGACGGAACGCTTTACTTCCAGGTGCTCGTCCATGGAGTGGATGAGCTTGTTGGAGCCGCATACGTCGCCATAGCGGAACGAGGTGAGACCGGCGTTGTAGATGCGATCGGACCACGATGGGTGTTCCCATCCCCAGCCGCCATAGTCGGGGTCGAGGCCGCCGACGCGTTCGATGACGCTGCGGTGTGCGTAGATCATGCATCCGCGGGCACCGGTGAGCGCGAAGTGTTGGCCGTCGTCGTAGACCTTCGTGACGTCGTTGAGTTTCCGTCCGCCGGCGAGGTCGATGAACTGGTACATCAGGTGCGGCTCGGGTGAGTCGATGTAGGGCTGAAACCAGTTGTCGGCGATCGGGTAGCAGTCGTCGTCGAACAAGAAGATGTGTTCGCAGCCGTTGAGGAGTTCGAGGCATTTGTTTTTGGCTCGGGCAATGCCTGCGCGTTGAGTGAATCGGTAGGTCGCTGCTGGGTATGGTTCGTCGCTGGCGTCGTCGACGATGACGAGTTTGGCGTTGGGTGTGTGGCGGCGAATGTGGGCGATTGTCTCGTCGGCGATGGTGTTCCGGTTGCGGGTGGTGACTCCGATTCCGATTGGAGTTCCGTTGGTGGTTTCGGGAACGTATCGGGTTCCGTTGATCACGACGTCGGTCATGTGTGGGCTCAGTTCGTCACTCGTACCATTCGCCGCAGTCTGGGCAGTCGGCGTCGCCGCAGTAGCAGATGTTGCGGTCTGTGGTTCGTCCGGTTTTGCGTTCGCGGTGCCGGTTTCGGTGCGGCTGGGCGGCGTTGGATCTGCGCAGCTCCTGGCGGGCGCGGGCCGCGTCATCCATTGGTGCAGTCCATCGTCCAGCCGTTCTTGCGTGTGGTCACGCGGATTGTGGTGTCCTCGTGTTTCGCCCCGGCCATCGCGAGGGTGGCCGTCTTCGCTAGCGCGGCCATGATCGGCAGCATCCAAGGCTCGTTGGGTCCAGCTTTCTGGACCGCTTGAACATCAGGTGGCGTGGTGGTCCACTGGCCGGGATCGGCGTGCATCAGCACTTTCCCGTCAACTTCAATGTGGATCACTGTTCAGCTGCTTTCTGCAACGCTTTCGCGGGGACAACAACATCGTTGCTTGCCTTGTCGATGGTGATCGACAGGACAGGCTGGCCCGTGGGTGTGGTGCGAATGTTGATGACGCGGTGCCCGGTCGGTGCGTCGGCTGCTTGCTGGCGTAGTTGTTCGTGCTCTTCGCGTGTGAGGATCACATAGCTTTGGGTGATCGCCGCGGCGAGCGCTTCAGCTACCAGTTTCGGGGTGTCGAGGTGCGGCAGTCCTGCTTCTTCAGCGAACTGGCCGGCGAGTTCCGGGGGGACACTGACAGTTCGTAGTCCCGGCAGGAGGATCGGGAAGGGTTTGGTGTTTTCGTCGCCGGGGTGAACCAGGTTGTTCAGCGTCTCGGTGAGAAATTCTGTGAGGTTCATCCTCGTATGCACCACCAGATGCGTGTGAGTAGGGACGGTGGCCGGTACAGGTCGAGGTGTTCCCACGGTTCCGGTGTGATGTTGCCTGTGTACAACCGGGTTTCGTCTTTGGGTGGGTCCAACCGTCGGGACACGGCGATGAGGCGGCGTGCTGCGCGTCGCATGATGCGGGCCGCGCGGCGTTTCATTCCTGCCTGCCACCGATTGTGCCGGCGCCGTCCTGCAAGTTGATGCGCCACGACTCGGGGTCGATATCGTTCGGGAGTCGGCAAGCCTTGCTGCACGCCGAGAAATGGACCTTGCTGCAAGGGGCGGGACACACCCGCAAGTGTTTGGTTGGCACGGCAACTACTCCTGGTGTGTGGGGCGGGGTAACCGGTCAACAAGCTGGTTGAGTATGCGTTCAGCGGCGGCGATGATGTCCGGGTTGCCCGATTGCCGTGCAAGTTTCAGGTTGAGGTGCGCGCCTTGGATGCGTTCGGTCAGTGTGCGCGGCGGGGGGAAAGAACTCATCGGTGCCGCCTGGCCTTTACGCGGGTAGCGTGTTCCGCTTTGGCTACATCCAGGACGCGGTAAACGTTGTGCCCGGTGCGGTTTTTCCCGGACGGTGCGAGGGTGCCACGGTTGACCCACACATAGATGGTGCTGGTGGTGACACCGCATAGTGCGGCTGCTTCAGCTGCGGTGACGAGTGTGTCGATACCGTCAGGGGTGAGGACTGCGGTTCCTGCCATCTAAGCTCGGGTCCCTTCCCAGATGCGAGCATGAAAAATGCCCACAAACCCGAAAGCTCGTCCGGGTGCGGGCATAGTTCGTCTACTGGCAGTTATCTTACACGAAAGATCAACCGGCTTGTTGTTGTTCGGACTCGATGAGCGTGTCGAGGCATACGCGGATCAACCATTTGTAGTTTTTCCCGTCGGGGTCGTCGCGGACGATGTAGGTGCAGTCGGGGTTGCCGCATGCGATGTAGTCGTTGCCGCCCATTCCGATGGTGCGTTCCATTGCGAGTAGTCCGCAGGATGGGCAGGGCACGGGGAGTATGTATTTGGGTGCTTTGGCGAATCCGAGTATGCGGAGGATTCGGTGGTGCAGGTCGGGTAGTTCTTTGAGGTCGTCGTGGGTGACGAGTTGGGTGAGTTGTTCGCAGCGTGGTTCGAGGTATTTCCAGGCGGCGATGATTCGTTTTTGTTCGTTTCCGTGGGGTGGTGGGGTTTCGTTGCGTTGTTCGGCGAGGTAGTCGTGCCAGCTTGTGAGCATGTCGGCGATGAGTGCTGCGGTGTCGCTGGCCCATTCGGCGGGGTGTCCGTAGGTGTGGGTTTTGGTGTGTCGGAGGGTTTGTTGGCGTGGTGGTGTGGGGAGTTGGGTGTGAAGGTGGAGCCAGTCGATGGTGAGCCTGTAGAGGGTATAGCGGAGTTTGTTGGGGTTCATGTGTTTTGGTTTTGTGGGGGTTTCAGCGGGGGTGTCGATCGGCTTGGTCACTTTTCGAATGCCTTCCTGAACATCGCTTCCTGTTCCCGTCGTTCCTTCTCGCGGCGTTCAAGCCATTCCGCTGCGCCGACACCGACCTCTGCCGGGACGTCGGCGAGGTGGGCGTAGATGTCTGCTTGGAGTTGGCAGAACGCCCGATACTCGTCGGGGTCTTGAATGGGGCATTCTTTGAGGGTGTTGGTGGCGGCGTTGAGCGCGTCCCACGCCGCGATCCACGCCCCCACACGAGCATCAGACATCAGTGATCCCCTCCTGGTTGGGTTCAGACTGCACAACCGACCCGACATCGACGCTCATTTGTGGTGTCCTTTGCAGTCGGTGGAATGCTCGGCGCGGGGCTGGAAACACGCCGGACAAACAGGGCTCTCGTGGATGAATCGAGCCTGAGCGGCGAGAATCACAGACAGGGTCACTGCCACACCGCCCCAAGTAGCAGAATGTCAACGGCGACGAGAGCGACGGTGACACATCCGAATGCGGCGACCTTGCGGTTGGTTCCGTATTCGAGGTTGGCCATGGTGCCGGCGAAGGCGACGATCGTGGCGACGATGCACACGATGAACGTCGCGTTAAGGACGACGGTCCAGTTCATTGTTGGTCCTTTTCGGCTAGTAGTTGGGCGATAGCGATCAGAGCGTGAGTCTGCGCTGCCTGGTAATCCCCCGCAGCGGCTTCGCCTTTGGCCCGGTCAATGTGATCGACGGGGGTGACGATCTTGCGTCCGCTCAAAACGGCGGAGCCCAGGCGTCTATGAGGACATCGAACGCAGCATCAGCCATGCGGCGCCACGCATCCTTCTCCTGCTCCGACAGGGTGTTCCAGGGGAACATGCGGCCGGAGCTGGTGGTTTCGCAGATGGCTTGCGCGGCCCGCTCAACCAGAGCTGCACGCTCAGGGGTAGTCATGGTTTTCCTTTCGTGAGCCATTCCGCCCACCCCTGATCCACCACAGGCCGCGGTGGTGTGGTGTCCGGGATGATGTGAATATCCGTATGCCCCGACGCGATGGCGTGGCGGTCTGCTTTCCACTGAGCGCAGTCTTCGCACGGCTGGTCCCAGACGCGGTTACATTCCCGGCAATGAACCTGAATCACAGGGCCTCCCGCATGCAGTCGGTGCACCGCGTCAACCCACATGTCGGGAATGCGGCGTTGGTGGTCCAACCCAGCGTCTTTCCGCATTTGTCGCAGTCCAGGACATAGAACCGGTCGGTCATGCCTCGCTCCATCCCGACTCCCAGCGGACGTGGTTCACAGGCAGATTCCACTCGTCAAATTCACGGCGGAACCGGGTGAGTCCTCCGAGGGCTTTATCAACCTCAGAGGCCACATGCGCGGTGTGTACGCCGTCGCCTTCCTCCGACCACCCGCAGATGCAGTACTCGACACGGTGCTCGCCGAGGAACCCCCTGTCTGCACCGTTGTAGGCGTGCGCATCGATCACCTCGATCATGAGGTTTTGGGCTTCGCTGCTCATGCTTCCTCCAAAGAGCCCGTAGGGATGTAGAGCACGCGGGCGGGAAGGAAGTCGATAAGGCCCCCTGGAAGGCTCTCGTCTTGGTCATCGTTGGCCCAATACCAGGTACCCCTACTCGTCTTCTGCAGGGTTCCTCCGTCGTGGGTGAGAATTACGTTATCTGGGGTCATCGTCAGCTGTATCCGCTTGTGCCTTGTTGGGCGAGGTGTCGTAATCGAAAACAACCAACATGTCGGTGTTTCCACTTAGGACGGGGCAATCCTCAGGTGGGTGTACCACCAGGCAGGCAGGACACGAGTGATCCTCAGTGAACGGTCCGTAGTGTTTGGTTGGGATCAAAGCGAAGGTCGACGCCTCATCCTGCGGCCTGGTACGAATCCACCCGCCGTAGTCATAGTGCCACCGGGCGTTGAACCTATCGCGCCAAGCACGATCGCGGTGTTCAGGGCTCAAGTGCTGGACATCTGATCCATGCTCTGTGGTCGGCATAGTCGTCATCTCCCTACGAGTGTCGGTAATCGGAAACATGTGTGCGCTGTCAGATCGGCTGCCTACCTGGAGAAACGGCGACGATCATCGAATCAACCCCTGATAAGCAACAGAGTTCAGATCAGGCACCAGGCACCTCCCGCCAATCCCGGAACCTGAAAGTCCACAGTGACTCCCGGTACGGCGCCGGTCGGCCTGCGTAGGAGATGGCTTTCGCGAGCACGTGTTCCTCGCCGATCGCGGTGATTTCGATGATCGTTTCGCCGCGGCCTTTGTCGCCGGCGAGTCGGGTTCCGACTGTCCAGCCGTTGCGGCGTGCGGTGTCCGCGTCGCTCATGCCTCGCTCCATCCCGACACCCAGCGGGCCGCAGCACGGTCCCCAATCCATCCGGGCGGGAGAATCCAACCCTCCCTTGCGGGCAGGGTTTCGCGGGTGAGTCCTCCGAGGGCTTTATCAACCTCCTCAGCCCTGTGCATGTCCAATGCGTCGTCCGCGCGTCCGATGTCCTTGCCGCATACGCACCGATGGGCGTGGACATCAGAGATGTCGTACCGGTGAGATCCGATGGCCTCGGCGATCACGTTCTGGGCTTCGCCGCTCACGCTTCCCCCTCGGTATCCAGTGCAGCGAGGATGGCGCGCTTTGAGATCCAGTCGGGTCCGGGTTCGTACACGCCGCCCGATTCAGCCAGCCTCCGGATTCGTGTTTCCTGCGCCCGGAGACGAGACACCTCAGCGACCAAGCTGAATTGGTCGGCGATCTCGTTGAGCATTCCCATCGGGGTCATGTCTGCATGTCCGTCGATGAAATCTCGGATGTCACACGCCACCTCGTAGCCCGGATCGTGTTCCGCGACGCTGTTGCAGAACTCGCGGATACGGGCGAGTTGATCATTCGGCGTTGTCATGTTTGTTCTCCTTGGATCGTTGCGTGAGCCGCCCGAAGTGGATGACCCGACCGGGCAGCGGCTTCCCCGGACGAATCGTGTTGCTGCAGGGTTTGCCTTTGGGGGCTTTGCAGATGTCACACGACCGCGCCGATTGGGCGGCCTGGACACGAGGATCATCCGCAGACGACACAAACATCGTCATGGCAGGTACTCCATGCGCCATGTCGGATGCACACGAGTGCGCAGGTTCTTCGGGTCGCTGTCCAAGTGCAGCATCAGATACGGGCCATCAACGCTCAGGATGCGTCCCGGCCGTCCATCGAAGACAACTCGCATTCCGCGCTTCGCTGGGACGCGGTAGGTCGACCGGATCCAGTCGAATCCACCTTTTCGTTGCGTCATGCGTCGTCTCCTGGTGTTGATTGCGGGGGCTGTACGCCACGTGGAGCGACTTTCACGCCCTCCCCCTTGTCACCGGCGCTCATGACATCCGCCCACGCGCCAAAGCGCCCGTAGCCGCCAACTCCGCATCCCGAACCCTCACGTCATGAAACGAAGACCGCCGCAACACCACACCCGTCCCCGCAACCACACAACGAGAACCCACACCCGCCTTGCACCACGAACACCGCACCGTCAACGCATTCACCCTCGGACGCACAAACACCCGCGGCTCCGGCGTCGGATCCCCGTACCGGTCAGGCACGATCAATCGACTTCATCTCAGCGACCCGACCAACCGCCGCAGCCAACCGGCGCTCCAACTCCGCATCACGGGCATCCTCACGAGCCTCCCGCTCCGCCGAAGTCTCCCGCTCACACCGATCCCGCCGGATCGCACGTGCAGCATCAACAAGATCCTTCGGCAACGGACGAAACCCGCTCCCATGATCGGAATACATCTTCGTCACCCCGGCCAACACGTCGGCCTGGTTGAACTTCCACAGTTCGATCTGCTCAGCCCACGCCTCGACGGTGGCGCGGTTCGGCTGAGGAAACCACGGGTCGTATGCGGCGCACTTCGCAAGAGCATTTGCCGCGATCTGATAAGAGTCGCTCATTGTCCGATTGCCTTTCTCTGGTCAGGGTTTCCGAGGCCAGCCCATCCGAGGACCTTCGCTTCGCCGGCGGTGAGGTTGCTTGATCGAGACGACTTGATGACATCCCCGAGGACTGTTGGCAGGTACTCAGGGAGGTTGCAGTTAGGCCTTCGTTCCCATTCACGCAACGCTTCCCGGATAAGGGCGTCCGGCTGTCCCTCGCGGGTGAGCTTCTCAACCTGGACTGCCAGCCGATCAACAGTGGCTCTTGGATAGGTGTTGCTTCCAAGCTCTTGCCGGACAACGGTCTTAGAAGCGGAGGATGGTTGCGGCTTCGAGGGCTTGTTGACGAGTTCGATTGAGACCGGTTCCGTGTCGACGACGACGGGGGGTGAGTCGTACGGTCCGGGCGGTGGCTCGGGCGGAAGCGGGACTTCCTCGTCCCCTGCTCCCCTGCTCCCCTGCTCCCCTTCCCCTGTTCCCCTGTTCCCCTGTTCGTGGGTGAGACTCTCTTGAGGGTCTCCAGAGGAACTCAAGAGGGACACTGACGTGTTGACCATATCCGCTGGTGGGAGTGGATATTTGTGGCCAAGACTGGGGTGATTCACCCGCTGATGCTGTTTCCACTTGGTGATGTACAGCAGATCCTTGAGACTTCCGTTGTGGACGGCTTTATAGCGGGTCACCTGTCCACCGCTGGCTAGTCTCTCCAGATCTTCAGTGACTCTCTTGAGGGTCTCTAGAGGCTCGCGGGCGAATTCATCGGCGTACAGATCGGCAACGATGGAGACGAGTTTGTCTGCGCCAACACCGTTGTCATCTACATACGACCACAAGCCGATGAACGTGAGCCGGGTCGAGATAGGCAGTTTGGTGATGTCATCGGACCGCCAGAACTCAGGCTTGATGGACCTGATCCTCACGACGCATCACCGCCGAACAACTTTTTTATGACGGCGTTGTGGATGCGCCACCTTCGAATCTCGGCGTAGCGCTCGAACGCCAGGTCTACGCGCTTCATGTGGGCGTCTGTCGTGCGGCCCGACTTGGCGCGGCAGCGGGTGTCCGGGGCAGATCCGCAGGTGGGACATTCCACCCTTGCCCAGTCGTATGGGATGCGTGGACTATCATCAGTCACAGCCACTCCAATCCAGTGGTTAGGCCCGGGGTCACGGTGTTACCAGCACCGCCCGGGCCGTCTTCGTACTCACGTTCGATACTACCCGAAACACGCTGGTAAAACACGTTTTTCCGCATCAAACCTCCTCGCAGTCTGCGCATCCGTTTCCGCCGCACACCTCACACAGACCGGCCTCGAATCCTGGGCATAGGCACTGCGTGTACCGGGTCATGTCATCCGCATCCACACCCAACCGGGTTCGGCATTGGGGTGTGTGGGTGGAGCGGGGATGATCACACAACAGGCACGTCATGGTGTTCCTGGATGTGTGCTCGGTGGTCGGCGAGTGCGTGGTGTCGGCGGATGAAGTGTTGGGCTTCGTCGGTGGTGGTGAATTCGGCGGTGACGGGGCGTCCTTGGGTGCGGGTGCATTCGCCGCACACAACAGTGATCATGCGGCCACCTCTATGGACAGGAGCCACCGCAACGCTGCCGCCGCCTGCTGCGGAACAACACCGTTGCCGATGATTCGGAGTTGATCGTTACGAGAAATTCCTGGAACCTGGGTGACCCAGCCGGCAGGCCAGCCCATCATCCACTCAGGAAACGCCGCGGCGAGCCGAGGATTGCCGTTCTTGTTCAGTTCGGTCGGCGACGGTGCCGGTCCGGCAACAGCTTCCCAGCGTGCGATTGCGGCGGCGTACTTGCCCCACTGTGAGGTGCCGTCGAGAAGCGCGTAGTCGCAGAGTTGCTGAGAGTGTCCTGCGCGCCGGTCGGGGTGTTGGCCACCGCCGGTGCCGTCGCTGGCGCTCGGTGTCGGCAGCAGGTCCGCGATGGCTGACATGCACGGCGAATTACGGTTCATGTCGGCTGGCCTGGTGCCTTTGAAGTCCCGTGCTACCGGCGTTGGTAGCAGGTCTACAACGGTGGTATCGCAAATGTTCGGGTCGGGGCAGTAGTCGTCATTCCGTAGCGCCGGTTCCCCTGCTTCCGCGCGGCGCAGCGCGGCGGCGCAGTGCTGGCACAGGCCAGGTTGCAGGTCTACGGGTGCCAGCTCTGAGGAAGATCCTCGAAGTTGTCGAACTCGCGCGGGATCTTGCCTGCCGCTATCTCTACTGCCTGTTCCAGGCTCGGCGATGACCGGCTGTCGCGCCGCGTCGCTGCACCCTTCGATGTGCGTTCCGCACTCACGCGGGGTGTCGGCAGGGTGGGCGACGATGAAGACTCGTTCGCGTCGGTGAGGGGCGCCGACTGCGGAAGCGGCAAGAGTCGTCCATTGCGCGTCATACCCGATGTCGGCAAGGTCTCCGAGTACGGCTCCGAGTGCTCGGAGAACAGACTCAGCGTTTCCGTCTCCCAGAGTTGTCTCTGCGGATTCCATTGCGCGATGGGCTCTTGCACTGAGCAATCCCCTTACGTTCTCGATGATCACCAGGCGGGGTCGTAGTTGGTTGATGGCTTCGGCGTAGTAGGACCACAGACCGGACCTAGTGCCTTCAGAGATACCGGCGCGGCGGCCGGCAGCCGAAACATCCTGACAGGGAAAACCTCCCGCGAGGATGTCGACCGGGTCAACGATCGACCAGTCAACCTTGGTGATGTCGCCGAGGTTGGGCACGCCGGGCCAGCGGTGCGCAAGCACCTTCGATGCGGCGGGGTCGAGTTCGCAGTGCCACACGGTGCGGGCGCCGAGGGCCTGCTCGACGGCCAGGTCGAGGCCGCCGGCTCCGGAGAAGAGTGAGCCGATTTTCATGGGACCTGCCAGTTGATGGTGTCGCCTTGCTGGAGAATCTGTTCCAGGTATTTGACGACGGTGACGGTGGAGTTGAAGCATTTCGGTGGTTCGGTTCCACCGGTGACGATGTAATGGGGCCACGTCCCAGAAACCGTGTACATCACGCGTACCACTCCCGAGAATCGCTCATCCACATCCCAACGGAGAAGCGTTCTTCCACCTGTTCTCTGTTTGGGTTGAAGTACCGGAACGACACGGGAACGTCTCCAATGTTCCCGATGAAGCTTCGGGCTGCTTTCCTGGCGTCGCGCCTCCTGCTGTACATCTCCGACGTCAGGATCGTCCGACCATTCGAAGTGGCCACCGTCCACCAGAAAGTGCCCTTCTCCAAGTCCTCTTTCTGATCCACATAAAACACAGGACGGTTCATTGTGTTGCCTCCACAGGGTTAGGTATCCGGTAGGTGTTTCCGTCGTCGTCGAGCAACACCCATTGGCCGCGGTACAGGACGGGAATCTCGATAGGGGATTGGGTTTGACGAACAAGCCAGCCTTCGGCGAACGCCTGGGTGCGGTACGACTCCACATGCCGGTGGCAAGCACCGCAGAGCCAACCAGCATTGGAAGGAAGGTTGGTGTCCTCACGGCGAGACGATCCGAGACCACGGGGCCTGCGATGGTGTGCAGTAGCGTCTGAGGCGTACTCTCCGCAGCGTTCACAACGACCGTGAGCACGCTCCCGGATCAGTTCCTTGACTTCCGGGTGAAACCCCGTGAACCGGCGGCTCATGCGGGGGCGCCGTTCTCCATGAGGTCGTCAATGAACTCCCGCAACTGCTGGGGTTTCGCGTTCCTCGCGGTCACCTTGTACTTGCCGTAGAACTGGGCAGCAACCGTCTTCTCATCAAGCGTCAGAGCAGCGCACGCATCCCCCAGCTCGTGGAGCAGAGCATTCCGTTCAGCCACCGCAGGATCAGGCGGTGCGGGGGCGTCTGGGTCTCCCTTGCACCACAAGTCGAGAGCAGCACCGAACCTCATGCCCGCGTTCCTCAGCGCATCACCGATGGCTTCTTTGATGGCGTTGGGGCCTTTCTTGCCGCCGGCGTCGCCGTATCCGATGCGGGTGACACCGCAGATCGTGAGGCGGATCCACAGGCCGCCTTGTTCGTCCAAGAGGGGTAGGCCGTTGTCCCCGACTGCGAACGGTTCCCATGTCCACAGCGGGTCCACGTCGAGGAAGCGGGCGGTGAGGTAACCATGGCCAACAAAGTCGAGGGTGATGCCGCCCTTCGGCAGCTTTCCGATCTGGTTGGCGGGGAATGGTTCGCGAAGCTTCGCGAGCCTGTCAACGTCCACGTCGCTCATTCGGTCACCTCCGCAGCAGCAGCGAGAAGGGCAGCGGCGAGGTCGCGTGCCTCCTCCACCGAATCGAGACGTGCAGTGCCGCTGATCACGATGTGACCCCATGGGCCCGGATACACGTCCTCGGGTTCGTTGCCGATCAGGGTTCGCCAGTACGGGGCGTCCTCCCCCAACTTCTCCGGGAGTTCTATGAGTGCGATGCGGTTCGCTTTCAACGCTTCCAGGAACTCTTCAACACAGCACCGGGTGTCCTCGTGGGGGCTGTTGAAGAAGTGGTCCCGGAACATCTGCCCGAGAGTCGCTTCGATCCTGTCGCTCATGCTGTCCACCTGTCTGCCAACCGGTCCAACGACCCGATCACCGCATCCACACGCGACAACGCTTTGTTCACCACATCCAGGTTCAACTCCAGCGCTTCGCGGTCCAGGAACTGCAAAGGCGGCCCCTCAGACAACAACTCATGCAAAGCGCACCGCGCGTCATCAAGCGCAGCCGCGCCGGCTTTCGCGTCGTCCCTCGCGGTAATCACCCGTGTATCAACAACCATCAGTTTTCGTCCTTGTCTCGATATTCGGAGCAGTGGCAGCGTTCCCGGCCGCCCTGGTCGAACGTGGCGGCGTCGCAACCGGTGTCCCAACGGGCGCGGAACTTGTCCCACTGGTAGCGGTGACGTGACCTGTTGTGTCCACACACGCACATCACGAGGCCTCCAACCAGCGGAACTTCTTGACCAGAGATCTGAACTCGGCAGCCTGCTTCTTCGACCACCCGTAACCAGGGAAATACTTTTCGACCGTTGTCCGGCTCACACCCAACGTGCGGGCAACCTCGTTATAAGGGGCGCCGTCATCAAGCAAATATTGGGCGAAATCCTTCTGCTCCTGGCTCAACGGCACAAACTGATCCGGCGACGCCAGACGCGCGTCACCAGCCGCCCGAACCCGAACCACCGTCCGAGCCGAACAACCCACCACTTCCCCAATATGCTTGGCGGAACACCCCTCACGAGTCATCAACAGAATCGTCTGCACCTGCTCGGGGGTGATCCTGTTCCCGTTGCTCATGCCACCTGATCCTCACCATTCGCTTTGAGCAGAGGACGCCGTTCCCGCTCCGACAACCCACCGAACACCCCATAGTTCTCGCGATTCGCCAACGCGAACTCCAAGCATTCGACCCGCACCTCACACCGGGCACAAATTCTCTTCGCCGGCTTCGCGCTCTCCCCCTTACCGGGGAAAAACATGTCCCCCACATCGACTTGGGCGCACAGGGCTTTGTCTCGCCACGAGTGCCGGTCCTCGTTGATGATGACCAGGAGATGAGACAGGTCGGTCATGCAACGGACTCCAGTTCTGTGATCCACGCGAACGGGTCCTCAACATCTGGCACACCGGCAAGGGCAGCCATCAACAGTTGAGTGCGTTCGGTTTCCGGGAGGCTTGTCAGATAGGCCCACACGGGCAGGGAGTCACCGCTACGGATACGCCGAGACAACCAGATGACTGTTGCAGCGATACGGGATTCCCAATCCGTCTCCGACAGTGGGCATTCCTGAAACAGCCTGTCTGGGTGGGCTTCCATGTTGCCATCTGTCGTGACCCACGCGTCCTCCCCGCACACCGGGCAGGATTGCAACTTTGCTTCAGGCAGTTCAGCCCTGTCCCGTTCGATGGTGCGGACCGTGCAGTGCGCCCTGCGCGCCAACTCCACTTCGGGGAGTTTCGGGCGCCGCCGCACCAGCATTCGGCGCTCTTCGGTATTAAGCCGCATGGGAGTTCCGTTCACGGCGCATTCCACAGCGAACCAGTCGATGCTCACGCGCCCCACCTCTGCGCCCGTCGGCACTCATTCGAGCAGGTCTTCGCATACGTCCCCATAAACTCGCCGCCGCACTGCGTGCAGATCTTCAGGGACGGTTGTGACCGCAACGCATTCGAGGCGCGCTTCTTGCATTTCCGCGAGCAAAACCTTGCCCTGCGGGTGACCGGCTCGAACACCTCACCGCACTGCAAGCATTCCTTCTCGGTGAACCGTGCCGGTTTCACCGGGGGCAGCTCGCCACGCTTGATGCGGGCACGTTCCTTCTCTGAGAAGCCGCCCCACACGCCGGCCTCGTTGTGTTGCAACGCGAATTTGAGGCATGGCGCTTGAACGGGGCAGGTCCAGCAGATGCGGCGGGCGGCGTCGGCGGTGTAGTGGCCGGATTCGTTGAGGAACCAAATGTCGCCGTCCTTGTGGGTGCAGATCGCGCGGGAACGCCAGTCGCTGGTGTGGACTTCAGCCAACTGAATGAACGGGGAGTTCGCCACCTACACCACCCCCTGGTTCGCTAGGTGCTGCGGGCAGTACACCGATTCTGCGGCGGCGACGAAGAACGCCACCTGGTAGGGCGACAGGTCACTGTTGATGTAGATCTGTTGCGCGATCGGCCCTTCGGGGACTCCAGCGTCGAGGAGGGCGCAGACTTTTTTGGCGGTGACGATGGCGTCGCGGTCGTTGTCGACGCCGGTGATGCCTTCGGATTCGATGACGGCGATGAACCGGTCGTTGAGGCTGTCCGCTCCTGCATCTGGTGCGGCGAGTCCGGGGCCGATGATGCCGGCGGCGATGAGCAGCGGCATGGTCCACCAGTACCGCCAGGACTTCTCGTTGCGCCTCATGCTGCGTCTCCCTCGGTGAGGTAGTCACGCAGCAGCCCGACAACAGCGTCGCCGTTCATCTGCTCCCAGATCGTCGGCTCCGTCTCCCAATGCGCAGGCGGCAGGAACGGGCGGAACCACGACACACTCTCCGTGTGGATCAACACCAACTCCGCCAGGTCCTCCAGTTCCTTCAAAAGGTCGAGGTCAGCCATGGGTGGGTTGGTGGTGACGGGGAGGTCGGACCAGTTGGTTTGGTGGTGGTCCCACCATGCGGGTTTAGAATCTGGGGTTAGCATCGGAAGCGTCCTTTCTTTGGTTGTGTTGTTTCCGGTGTTAGGGCCGTCGTCCCGCGCAATGGGGCGGCGGCCCGCCTTTACTTCGGGGTGATGTGATACGTCTCCAGCAGGGACTGGGCGACAACGCCGGGGTTCACCCCGGACGCGCCGGGCGCGGTCGTGAAATAGCTCAGATGGCGTTCCAACTCGGCGGCCGTCGCATGCTGTTGCCTCATGGCGGCGAGTTCTTCCGCGGTCGCAGAATCCAGGAACTCCCCCAACTCCATGAACTCGTCGAGCAGTTCGGCTTCCTCAGCCTCATCGCAGATGTCTTCAGCGAGGAGTTCGCATTCTGCGGTGTCGCTGTCGCGCTTCTCAAAGAGAGTTCCGTCCGGTAGGAAAAAGGAGTCTGTCTCGGACATCCTTTCCACCGCCACGGCGGCTACTTCGCTTGACAGCTCCCGTAAATGACCTTTCGTAACCCACGGGCTACCGTCCAGGGCGGCGACTACCGACATGAGCACCAGGCCTGAAAAGTCTGCCTGATCTCTCTCGCGGGTCATGTATCTGTCCTTCCCCAACGCATTGCTCATGGCCTGACGCTCAAGGCGCGCCAACCACGGATCCACCACAGCACCCACCAAGGCGAGCCCGTCATGAATCACGTTGTTAAACCTGGCATTCAAACGCTCAACAAGATTCACTGAAGCTCCTCAGAGGTGTAGATCAGCTTGGCGGTATCGCAGGGCCAACGGTGTCTACACTCGCTGCACTCTTCGACAGAATCGCCGTGCTCATCGATTGGGTGGTGTAGTGCGCGGATCGGATTGGCCATCTCACGGGCAGCAGTGAGAGGGACAGACCGAACAAGCAGCGGATTGCCTTTGGGAACGGGATACCATTCCCACGCACGCGCTACGGCTTCTACTGCTGGATCACTCACGCTGTCTCCCCCAGTTCCTGTAGCCGGCACCGCAGGCGTGCGTTTTCTTCACGCAACGCATCCAGCTCTGCCGCTTCCTTCATCTGCTTGGCGTCGAACTCCGCCAACGCTTTCCACAACCCCGACGGGCGAACTTCACCCGACAGTTGGCACACACTCCGATGCTTAGGAGCAGACGTACTCACGAAGCCAATCTCCGCCGCGACCGGGCCGACAACCCATCAGCCAACGACACCGGTTCCACCGGCTCCTGCTGAGACACAGGCGAACCACCCGAAAGCCACTGCTCAATATGGGCGTCCGTCATCACCCACACACTCCGCGACAGCTGCTTCCCCGGAATCTCGCCCTTCTTGAGTCGGCGCTTCATCCACCGAACCCGGTCCTTCATGTGAGGCAGGTACTTGTCTGCCACCTGCTCCACGGGGTACGCCTCGATCATCTCGCTCCCCCTTTCGGTTTCGACACAAACAGTGGTTTCTTCGGTTTCGGCCAGTGCTGCACCTTCGGCCGCGGCCTCGCGTGGAAAGTCATGGCTTCATCGCGTTTCGGATGATGGTGAGCTGATCTATCAGGTCCGTGAGTTCATCAGCGGTGAGAAGGACATCGGCGTCATTTCGGTAACCGGCAACATTGAGGTAGGCCAGGTCAGTTCCGTCGTAGTTCCCTAGCCCGACGGTCACGCCGCCGTGTGACTTTTTGATCAGACGCTGAGGATCCGAGTAGAAGATGAACGTCATGACGCGGCCACCAAAGCGAGCTGCCCGGTACCACCGAGACGCTTGTGCAACTCCGCCAGACCTTTCGGCGTGATCCGCACCGTCGGCTCACCGTTGACGTACTCGCCGCGGGTCTCATGCCAGAACGGCTTGGCCACCTTCTCGGCGAGGCGACGCGTCTCCAACTGGGTGCGGTACGCCTTCCACCGACCCTGCCGCTTGAACACCCAACCGATGCTCGACATGTACTGGAACAGTGCGCGTTCCTTGATGTTCACCGCCGGATCGCGGGATAACACCTTCGCCGCATCCGACACCGAGTAGTCCCCAGCTGCCTCAGCGAGTTCGTTCCACGCCGACGCCGGCACGGACAACTCCAGCGCTTTCGCCTCAGCGAGTTCGGCGCGGGTCTCCGCCTCAACCACCCACTGCGCAAGGGTCTTGCGATCGGGAAGCGCGATGTTCGTATCGGCGGCGGAATACCCGCCGGTCTTGCGGATTGACGGCAACACCTCATGCGTCATCCACCGCTTGAACGGCTTCACCTTCGGAGACCGGCTGATCATCAACAGCGACCACACACCAGCCTCAGTGACCGCGACCATCCGCTGAGGACCACCAGGGGTGTCCACGAACAGGTACACCCTTTCGTCGTCGTCCAACTGAACGATCGCGTCCCGGTACTTCGAGATACCGGCGGCCTCGCACACGTCCTTGGCAACCCAGTAGGGCTGATCGGTGAACACGTGACGCACGTCGTGTCCGTCGAACATGTTTGAGGTGGGCACGAGACCTGGTTGTCCGGTGGTCTTGTCGAACACGGTCTGCTGCACCTCAGGTGTGTGATGGGTCAAATGCCAGTGCTCACCACTCGGGCACTGATAGGCGTAGAGACGTTCCTTGCGGTTGCCGTAGCCGGCGAACTTCTGGCGCTGCCACCGATTCGCTTCGGCCTGTGACCGGTACTGCTTCTTCCCTGGAGTCGGGCAGACCCCTCGGTTGATACGATTGAGTTCAGACATTCGAGCTTCTCCTCGTTGTCTCTGCCCTCACCTGCTGCACACAGGTGAGGGCTTTTTTATGCGGCGGGGTTTTTCTGCTCGGCTGGCCGCTCTAATACGGAGACGGGAACCTTGAGCGCGACGGCGAGCTTCTTGGTGACGGTGGCGTTCGGCCATCGGTCGCCGTTCTCAAGCTGGGAGAGGTAAGGGGCGGAAACTCCGCTTTCGCGGGACAGCTCGGCGGATGACCAACCTGTGCGCTCACGGATGATCCGGAGTTCCTGCCACACCCCGTAGGACTGTTTGACCATGCTGCCAACTGTACTGCGAACAAGTGCAAACTGCAACAGTTCGCGATGAGTTCGCGCCAACAACGCATTGACCTGCGATGTTCGAAAATTACATGCGCGTAACTGCAAAGAATCGGCGCGGTGCAAGCAGTGGACTTTGCACCTGTTTGCACGCGAACATGTAGGCGTGAACGAGAACAAGGAACACCGCGAGGACTGGCCATTCGGGCCGGAACTCAAGCGGCATAGAGAACGCGCTGGGCTATCTCAGCGCGAAGCATCGCGGCGCACAACGCCACCAGGCGGCGACAAACCAGCCGTCAGCGCAGGACGGTGGAAGCAGTTGGAGACGGGATGGCAGATCAACAAAGGCACACTGATCCCAATCGGAACAACCGCAGCCACCGTGGCCGCCGCTGCCCGAGCCGTCGAATGGGATGTGACCGAAGCCCTGGCGATAGCCGGATTTCAGCAGTCAGATATTCCGCCGCCGCCACCTGAGCCAGCGATAGGCCGCTACTCAGATGACGAACTTCTCGCCGAAGTCCGGCGACGATTACAGGAGGTACGAAATGTCATGGAAACTGCGCAGACGACGCGAACACCGCGCGAAACGCATCAAGACCAGGAGGAAGCCTTAGGCGCCAGGCCCGGTGAACCGCCGCAACCGCGCCAGCCTAGGGCCAGCGAAACAGGCCCTGCGATCCACGCCCACGTCGCCAGGAGCGTCCGGGCGCGTCAACGCCGCAAGGACTAGGCGCGCCCGGTCCAGCGACCACATTGTTGGCGGGCACTCATCCATCGCGTTCAAAATCCGCGCCAGCAGAGTGTCGAGATCGTCATCAAACATGGGCTGCACCTACCGAAATGAACAACACCGGCCACCCCTCGCAACCGGATGCGTAGACGCTAACGGATCGTTGCCAAGATCGACACACGAAGCCCACAAATGGGAATATTACGGTTAGATAACCGACAGTGCGTCACGTTTGCCAGCCCCTCACCAGAAAGCGCACACATCCATGAACAACAACACCAACGCAGTCTCGCTGGGAAAAGTGATGGCCGCCGCGCTCGGCGTCCTCGTCCTTGTCGCCCTCGTCTCCGCCCGTGGCGACAAGGACGACGACGCCACAACGCAAGCCGCCACAACGTCAACCACCACCACAGCGCGCGTGAACCCGTATCGGACCATCCCCGGCGACGGCTACCACAACATGGGCGGCGCCGACGGATACGACTGGGGCACCTACACCGCCACCATCCCACCCGACTCCCCCGGCTGCACCTGGGCCATCGTCAGCGTCTCCGAGTATCGCGGCGGCGAAACACTCCGCGAAGGTGAAGCATCATCCGGCACCGTCCGCGCGAACATCCAACCCGACGGGGTGTCGTCGTGGACCGGCACCATCAACGGCGACCACCGCATCATGTTCCGCACAAGCGGCTGCGGAGCCTGGACTATGACCGAGTGAGGTCGGTGTTTTAGTCGGTGCTGAGCCCGAGTTCGGCCATCAGCTTGTCCACCGAGACGGTGACCCCGCTGCGCTCATGCACACTCAGCCGGTCCCGCAGATCTTCGAGTTCCTCTTGCAGGGATTCGTACCGCTCCACCGAGATCAGCACGGCGGCCGGTGTGGAGTGGTTCATCAGGACAACGTCAGTGTCTTCGCTCTGGCGCACGAGTTCGGACAACTTGGCCTTGGCCTTGCTGATTGGGACGAGAACGCTCATCGCTTGTAGACCTCTCTGCGGTGGCCAACGCGGGTGACGTTGACGATGTGAAGTCCGTCGTCGATCACGTAGACGACGCGGAAGTTGCCGACGCGAATGCGGTACGCGTCGGTGGTGCCGGACAGCTTCGTGCATCCGTGCGGGCGGGGATCGTCAGCAAGCGCGGTGATCGCGACCATGACGCGCTTCTGCTCGGAGCGCTGCAACCGTTGGATCTGCTTCGCGGCGCTGGTCTCGATCTCAACCCGGTAGCTCGACATACCAAAATGGTACCAGAAATATGGACCATATTTCAACACCACAAACATGGTCCAACCTATCCTCGAACTATCAACTCAGAGTTGATAGTTGCGGAACTCCCGATAAGTTCCGCAAACACAAAAAGGCGCCCTACCAGGATCTAGACCCCTGGTAGGGCGCATCTGGGTCTTAAAAGTCCCCCAACAATCCGTCCATAAACTCCGCCGCCACCCGCGAACTCGTCCGATCCACATCCGTATACGTATCCACCGTGATCTGAATCGACTCATGCCCCAACTGACGGGACACAATCGTCACAGGGGTACCGCCCGTTAGCTGCCACGACGCATACGTGTGCCGCAAATCGTGCGGAGTCGGCCGTGGCACCAGACCAGCCTTCTCCACAGCCGGATTCCACACCCTGCGCAGAAACCCCGGATACCGGACCGGGCCACCATCGGTATTGACGAAAACAAACTCGTGCGACAAGTCCAGCCGCTCCAGCAGCCTGGCCGGAACATCCACCGTGCGGCGGGACCGTTTCGTCTTCGGCGGCCCCAACACATACCCGGCAGACGAGTACTTCCACGCCTGACGCACCCGGATCGTGGACGTCTCCAGATCCACATGCTTGGGCTGCAGCGCCGACACCTCGCCCCACCGCAAACCGGTCGACACCATGAACTGAACCATCAGCTTCCAGTGCGGTGTCACCGCGTCGCGGAGCCGGTCGAACTCGGCGTGGGTGAGCATGCGGATTTCGTCGTCGTCCTCAGCGTCCCCGCGGGGCAGACGCCGGCCCGCCGCAGGGTTGGTGGACAAGTATCGGGGGACGGCGGCGTTCAACGCCCCCGACAGGAACCCGTACTTGTTACGAAGAGTCTTCGGGGCGTGCCCGTTGCCGTCGCGGCCGCCGGTGGTTTCCATGACCTTCACCCATCGCGCGATGTCCTCCTCGGACAGTTTCGACAGGGGAATGTCGCCGAGGTGTGGGGTGATGTCATTGGCAAGGTACTGCTCGTACTTGTCCAACGTGTACTGCTCGACGCCGGTGAGGTGATCGATGTGGTGGCGCACCCACTCGGCAACCGTCATCCCCTTGCTTCGGCCGTCTGTCCGCCGGGGTGAGGGATCGATGCCGTACATCTCCAGAGCGCGAGCTGCTCCATGGGCTGTGACGGCAGCCGCGAATGCTTCTGCCGCTTTCGGGTCGTCAAAAGTCAGTGCCCCTTGCTTGCTTCCCCGCCCTCCGAATCGGTACTGGACCAGGTAGCAGGGCGTGCCATCGGAACGGGTCCGCTTTCTCACTGTCGGCATCAGATTGCCTCGGCCAGGGCGCGGACGGCGTTCAGATGCCCGCATCGAATCATGTCGATGGGAGACCGGCCTCCAAGGGCGGAGTGATTGGTGATCAACCACGACTCCACGGCGGGCGGATAGTAGACGCGGTTCAGCTGCTCTAGGAGATCGCCCGGGATCTCTTCACTGGGCTTCAAATCGCTACTTGTCGTGGGCAGTGTGCGCATATGTCGGGCGAACGCCTCCGCCTCGTCACGCTCGGCATCCCTAAATAGCCGCGACTCGATGCGCGCCCTGCGCTTTATTGGGTCAAACACTCGCCATTCGACTACCCACCAACGCTGCCCCGCCCCGAATGCTTCGAAGCAGACAGACTCTGCGATGGGAATCCAGTCTTTGGGCGGTTTGGCAATGCGGCGAGTGTTCTCTTGGAGTGTTACCGATTCCAGGTGGGACGCCGCCACGCAGGCCCGGTTGCAGCACATGTGGTCGATGACCATCCCCTCTGGGATGGTCGCATGGTGGGCAAGCATCCATGCGACGCGGTATGCGCCAACCAATCGCCCGTCGACACAGACTCGTCCGTACCCGTTGGCATCGATAAACCCAGTCCACTCCAGGCAGCCAGAGCTGGCGAGCCGAACTGAGGACTGAAACTTGGCCAAGAACTTCGGCTGGAAAACGGATCTGAGGTCGATTGGCCTGGGGGTTTTGCGCGCACTACTTCGATGTTTCTGGGTAGACGACGCCGCCGCTGGGCGAAATTCGGTGATGTCTAACCGTGCTGGCATTCTTTGATGTTACCAAACCCGCAGGTCAAACGGCATAAAAAAGTGGAGCTAAGGGGATTCGAACCCCTTCGTATCGTGGGGAAATGGGCGTTTATCTGCGAAAAAACACCCGTGTGGTTCTGTTCCGACCTTTTTAGACCTGTAGCGACCTGGGAAAACCTGGAGCCGTGTTGTCAGTGACAGCACGGACATGTGGGTGTCTGCTGAATACCGAGCGGCAGGTTGATGAAGACTATGGGGTTGTGTCATCATGGTGTTACTCGCTTTCTTCGTGGTTGTTGAGGTGGGTGTGAGCGGTCCCCGCCGGTGCTGGTAACACCGGGTCAACGGGGGCCGTTCTGTTCGGGCGCAAATCCTCGGTGTGGTCGTACCATTCATCCATGGGGGAGCCTGAGGATCCGACTGAGCTTGCTGGTGTCGCTGACGCGGACACCATGTCTGCCTACGCCTGGTCGGTAGAGGACCCAACTATCAATTCTGAGTTGATAGATGCACCATTGCAGATGCGGAGAGGAACTGTCCTGATGTGTGGTGGTTGTGAGGTTAATTCGGATGACACCGTTTACGGCATGTGCACCGCTTGCGGCTCCATCGAGGTCGCGTTGACGCAGCCCACTGGCAGTCGGAACCTGAGCCACATAGGCGAATCAACCACCTACCCGACCGGCCACGGATGCGAGATGTGCAACTGATGAACACCGATGATCGTTGCGGCCGGTGCGGTCAACCGTTCAAAGACGGGGAGACAGTGATCGACACCCTTCCCCCAGTGCACCACACATGCCCAAACATGGATGAAGAAGCAAGCCGATGAGTGTCCTCGCTTGGTACGAATCACGATTCGACGAGATGCTCGGCAGCGACGAAGAACCCATGCACACAGTGGGGCGCGTGTTGTATTACGCATCGATCGCCACGTGGATAGCACCGTTCCTCATGGTGACGTTCGTGTTGATGGACGTCATTGACGAGTTCATGGACGCCTTGTTGAACCGACCGTAGACATGAAGAAAGCCGCCCCGCTTGCACTGGAGAGTTGTGCAAGCGGGGCGGCCCTCGTAAGACAGTTGCCGTTGTCCAGGCCATCAATACTACGCGAGGCCAACAGGTTTCCGCTAGAACTTGTTAGACCAGATCGCTTCAGCTGTATCGATCAGGTCCGCGATCCGCTTCTGATGGCGCTCCAGCAGCATGGTCGGATCGTCCTCCAGTTTCAACGTCTGGACGGGCGACATGATCGGGGTGTCCTCAGCGACGCGGCCGGTGTACTCGACGTCTCCGTTGCGGACTGTGACCAGTTGGCCTTTCATGAACATGATGCGGATTCTACTCCCACCTCATGACAGGACCGCGTATGCGAGGAGTGCGCCGCACGCAACCAACAACAGCAACACCCACACCCGCACATAGCCATGCTGAGTGAGACGCCTCCTGAAGCCTGATGCTTCACGAGGCGTGGATTAAGCCAGGACGTGAACCAGCAGCGCGACGATCATCCCCGCGACGACAGCCAGCCACACCGACCGCCACAACTCCAACTGCGGATCACTCATCATCCGATTCGTCCCAGTAACGATTCACCAAACCGTCCGTGACATACCCCGGCTGCCCTACCGGTGTGATCACCGTCGTCGCACCCAGGTCCATCCGGTCGCCGGTGATCCGCTCCAAGCCGGCGACCACAACGTAGTGCGCGACCTGCCAGCCTTCGCCCTGCGCATCCAAACTCTCTTGGATCGCAGCCCGGACAGGATCGGCCGGCTTCACAGTCGCACCCACGTTTTGAGCGCGTCCCACAGGAATCCCACCGTCACACTGTGGTCCAGAAACGTGCACACTCGAACGTTCACATCACACCCCTCTCACAGCGCTCATGCGTTCCGGCTCGATGGACAGTCGTGAATGCGCCCCGCAGTTGGTGCAGCGGCGCATCGTGTACGTCAACACGTTCGCCACGTACCGCCGCGGGATCACCACAGTTTCACCAGCGCACCGGTTGCACACCATCAGCTTGTCCTCGCCGTCAACGAACAGTGCGGGATGGTTTTTGATGTGTGGCCGCAGGAAGTCGTACAACCCCTGCGTGGCTACCACATCGCCAGCGCAGTAAGACACCAAGCGTTCCCGATCAGCGGCGCTCTTCCCTGTCACGGCGCGTTCCATCGCGCCCCGGTCGTAGCGGTCAGTTTTGGCGGGCAGGCCAACGATCTGACAGAACGCGTCCAAACCTTTGAATGGGGCACCGGATTTGAACTCGCGGCGTAACACCTTCAACGTGTCAACGGTTTTGAACGGAGGCAGCGGAGGTAACCCGGCCTCCAAATGCAGATCGCCCTTCAGCCACGGCACGTCAGCTTCGTCGATGTAGTGCCCGACGACGATATCCGCTTGGGATAGCAGGTTGTGGACGCGCCGCAGGAACCGTTTGCGTCCACCTTTGTCCCATTCGGCGAGCTGGATAACCTCGGGCTGGTCATACCACTTGGCGCACACAATCGTGGTGCGCGGCATGCGGGTCACCGTCTCGTACTGCACGTACCGGTTCTTCAGGTCTCCCCTGCCCCACCAGTATTGTTCGGTGATTCCGGGGAGCCGTTCAACGTCGAGGATCAGGATTTTGTTGCGCACACCTTCGGCGATGCGCACCTGGCGCAGGTCGCTAGTCAGCGACATGATGGTTCCTCGCGTGATGCCGCCACGCTTGCGAGTTCATGTCTGGCATACCGTGTTTGACGAGGACCCGCAGTATGTCGGTGAACCTAACGTCGCCGCGTTTCGCGGACTCCAACGAGGATTTGATCTCTGCACGTTCCTGCTTCGACCGGGCACCAACCCAATCACATGCGGGGCAGGTGCGTGGCTCCAAACCTGCAAGATCGGCCAAGAGTGACATTCGGTGTTCCCTTTCCCGGTGTTTCACCGGTCGCGTCGCTTGTCGCCTTCGATGCGTTCGAGGCGTTCGGTTCGCAGTTCCTCCCTCAACCCTCCGATGTCCCGTTGAATCTGTTTGAATCCGTCCCGCACCAAATCGCGTATCTCGTCGAGGTCGTCACGCATGTTGGTGTCATGGGTGTTGACGGTCTGCTCGTGAATCTCATCGGTTTTCGCGTCGATCTGTCGGGCACGTTCCCGGCCCTTACGTTGCCCTCGAACAGTGAGGACACCGACAATTCCCGTTCCGATCGCTGCGATCGTGGAAGGCAAACCGATGATGAGCAGTCCTATCAGGTCGATACCATCTTCGGGCTGGTACGCGGCATCCATTGCTTCGCGCACCGATTCCCACATCATGCGGCAGTGACCGCTCTAGTCGCAGAAGCCGTTCCGGGGTTGCCGCGGCGTTCCGCGCCGATAGACATCAGCAGTGACACCACTGCGGCGCCGCCGGACACTGACAGCACCGACACCCAATCGGTGGCGAGTAGGTCAACCGCGCCCGCGCCGAGTGTGGCGATCGCGGTTTGGGCGAACGTGCGGGCCGCGCGTTCGGCGGCGTCGATCCAAAACGAACGTGTCAACATCAGGTGGTCCCCCTTATGTGCGTAGGTAGTCGATGGCGGGCTGGACGTTGTAGTCCACGTGCGGGCCAGTGCGTTTCGCGAAGAACATGCCGGCGTCGAGGATCGCTTTGGTGATCGCGATCGTCTCCGGTAGCGGGGCCTGCACAAGTTCGATTACTTGGGCGAGTAGCGAATCGGGTCCGGTGAACAGGTCGAGGTCGCGCACGATCTGCCAGATGGCGTTGCGGACCTCTTGTGTGTCGCCGGGTTCGGTGCAGGCGTACAGGTCGCCTTGGTGGGCGTAGTCGCGCCACCAGTCGGGGGTGTTGCGCATGCCGTTGGAGGACACGCCCTGGGTGTTGGATGGGGCCATTGGGGAGCCGCCGTGATCGGCCCACACGTGTCCGAGTTCGCGGTTCGGGTTGCCCCACGTGACCGCTTTGCGCACATGGGGTTGCATCCAGTGCAGGGAGCCGTCTTCTGGTGCGATGTGGTTCATCCACAGCTCGGAGATGATCACTGCGCCTTGTGAATAGCCTGCCAGTGCGGTCCCGTGGGTTTCGATGCGTTCGCGCCACCGGTTGGCCTGGTTGTGCGCCTCGGTGATTCCTGCGGTGATGGATCGGCCCATTGGGAACGGTGCGGCGGGGTATCCGATGGGTTGCCATAGGTATTGGTCTTCGACGGCGCGGGCGGTGTCGGCGTCGGGGCCGACCCACCAGGGGACGCCGGTGCCGCACACGGTGAACAGGACTGGCCGGGTGTCGATGACGGGACGGGGTAGATACCCCATGACGTACTTTGTTTCGGCGTTGATGATCCCGGGGATGTAGAGCCCGTCGCGCAGCTGTCCGGCCGTGTTGTAGCGGGATTGCATCTCTGCGACTGCCGCGGTCATGGCCTCGTCATAGAGCGGGGTATCGGCCAAATCGCCCGCGTAGGAGGCGAACTTGCGCCGCATGAACGCTTTGATCTTGCGGATTTCGTCGGAGCTGTCCCCTGGTCCGAGGCCGACGTATTGGCCGTCGATGCGCATCAGCGGCCCAACAATTCGGCTACCGCGTCCACGAGGGTTTTGCCGCCGAGCTGCGGCCAGCCGTCCAGGTTGTAGCCGCGCAGTTGCCGCAGAATCTCGACGAGGATTTCGCGGTCACTCCAGTCGTCCGGGAAGCGCTTCACCTTGGGCGGTTCAGGCTCGGTCTTGCCACCGTTGGCCCAGTGGTTGACCCGTTCGGTGAAGTAGTCCCACGGGAACCAGTCTCCGACGTCGGTGTGAGTGCCCCACTTGAACACGTCGGTCACCCACCGGTGGTCCGAGATGCCAGGTCGCCCATTCGTATATGGCGGTGGCACCACGAGCGGGGTGAAGCCGTACTTCTTCGCGTCCTGCACCGCGAGGTAGGCTGCGACGTCGATTGCGTTGGACTGCTTCATCCACTGATCCCGCATCCAGGATGCTCGCGACCCCGCGAAGCACAGGTTGATGCTGATGCTGTTGGCGTTGCCCACAGACCAGGCGGCGCGGTCGGTGTCGACGCAATCGACCACCGTCACACCACCATCGGACGCTTGGGAGATCGTGTAGTGGTACGAGACGCCGTTGCCGTTCTGGAACCACTTCGCCAGGTTCTCGGCGGCAGCGTCCCCGCCGCCGCCTTCTTGGGTGTGGATCAGGAACATGGTGGGCTTGCCGCTGCGGGCGCTGTTGTTGTTCGACCAGATGGGGAACTCGTTGTACGGCGGGCGGTTTTCGGGCATGGCGGTACCTCCATCGGCGGGCCAGTGCTTGTCGAGGTATGGGGTGACGGTGGCGATGCGTGACTTGATTTCGGTGAGGTAGGCGCGGCGGCCGTTGGCGTACCAGTAGTCAGCGCTGGGCCAGTTGGGGGCCTGCTGCATCCAGCAGATGTTCAGCCATATATCGGTGCTGGCACCGGGTTTGGCGCGCCACACGTCGAGCTTGTCGAAGAAGCCTTTGATTTGGGCTGCGGCACCGTCGAAGCGGTGTGGGTAGGAGCCGTCCTGCTGGGCAATGCCGTAGGTGGTGTGGGTGGGATCCCAGATGGTGTCGTTCCAGCCGGACTCTTGGTAGAAGGTGGACATGATCGCCAGGCATTCGCTGCGGGTGTAGCCGCGCGCCTTGGCTTCGGCGATGGTGATTTGGGCGACTTGATCTTTCGTGGTCACCGTTTGCTCCCGAGGATTCCGCCGAGGACGGGGATGGAGCGCAGCGCGCCGTCGATGATGTCCATGACTTGCGCTGGCAGGTTGGTCAGGTCGGGGAGTTTCGCGACGATCTGGTCGTCCAAGTTGGACAGGTCGGGCAGGTTCTCGGTGATCCTGTCGGCGATGCGGTCGGCGATCCTGTCGGCGAGTGGTCCGAGCAGTTTGAGCAGGATGATTCCGAGACGGTCCATGTCCGGGGTTCCTTTCGGGCATAGAAAAACCCCGCGCACCCAAGTGGGTGGCGGGGCTTTTTCTGGGGTGGGTTTAGAAGTAGAACAGGGTGTCGCGTTCGATGAAGAAGTCGATGGCGGGGTTGCCTGTGGCGAACATCCAGGACAGGACACTGGTGAGTGCGATGCCTCCGAGGAGTCCGGTTCCGAGAGCCCCGGCTATGCGTTTCACAGTGGGCTTGGTCACGGCAGCCTCCTGACCGTGACGCGGGACGTGTCGATCAGGTGCCTGCGACCTTGGTCGTCAGCGACAGTCAGGACGGTTCCTGTGGTGAAGAGGACTGTTGCGTTCCAGCCGGCGGGGCCGCGGGATTGAACGTGGATCTTCATGGCCGGTCACCAGGTGTCGGTGGTCTCGACGTGGTGTCGGCCGCCGCCGCAGTGGCGCACGCACTTGTAGATGTGTTTGGTGCCGTCCATCTTGGGTGTGCCGTCGGCGTGGGTGGCGTATGTCCAGTCGGCTCCTGCGCCGCCGCTGCCGGTGGCGCATGCGTGCTTGTAGATCTGCCCGTGGCCGGTGCCGTGATTCGCGCAGTGGGCGGGTGCGGCATCAGCGACTGCGGGTATTCCGAGGGCGAGTGCGGCGATTGCGAAGACAGTCGCGGTGGTGGTGCGTAGCATTGGTGGGCCTCCTGTTGGGGGTGGGCCGTCCGGCGGGGTTTGGTTTCTCAGGCCTATCGCCCCGCCGGGCGGCGTCTCAAGTTGATGAACGCGAGTCTAACCGCGTTTGACCACGTGCACAAGTGTTTCTTTGAGATACACTTCTAGATGTGACAATCATCGACCGTATGATCGCCAACCGGCAGAAACGCGCAGCGACTATCGCCGAGCTTGATGCCGAACTGGCTGCCCTCGTCTATGAGGCGATGACTGTCCACGGCATCACGTGGCATGACATTGGCCGCGCCCTGAAGATTTCCAAGCAGCGTGTGTATCAACTCCGCGCTGCTGGTGACCCGAACCGTTAGCGGGGTTATTCCCACTCGATCAGGACGTAGCCGTCACCGCCGCTGCCTGCGTTTGATCCGCCCGCTCTTATGTCTCCGTCGGACCCCCCGCCGCCGTTCCCCGCGGGGCCGGAGCTGGTTCCGTTGCTGCCGCCGCTGATGCTGTTGTCGTTGGACCGGAGGCCTCCAGCACCCCGACCGCCAGCGCCTGAACCGTCCGTCCGGCTTTGCCCGCTAGTTGGGTTACTACCGCCGTTGCCGCCTTTGCCACCTGTATAGCCTGTTGCGGATATGCCGGAGATGCTGGTTGTACCGCCGGCCCCGCCGCTTCCGCTGGACGACGAGCTAGTGCCCCTCACGCCTGCTGCCCCCCCGCTAGCCGTCAGGGAAACGCTGCCGGACGAGAACACAGTCGAGCCGCCGGCAGCGCCGTTTTTGCCATCGTCCGCGCCACCGGACGGGCTCGCCGCCCGCGCTCCACCGGCACCACCGAGGCCCCGGACGAGGGTATACGTCGAGCCGAGCGACGCGCGTGGAATCCAGACGCGGCCGATGTAGCCACCGCCGCCCCCGCCGCCGCCGCCGTAGCGGTAGCCGGAGTTGGATCTGCGGCCGGAGCCGCCGCCGCCGCCCGCACCGCCAAGGGTGACCCAGCAACCGGATGCGCCCTCGGGTACCGGCTCGTCGATCAGGTCCTCGTAGCCGGGGTCTTCGCTGGAGATGCTGAACGGGGTGAACGTGGGCCACAGCTTGTCGAAGCTCGTGCCGTTCCACGTGTACAACTCAGCATTGACGAACGCTGTCCCGTTCCACACCTTGAACCCGGACGGGTCAACGAACGCCGTGCCGTTCCAAACTTTCACGGCACCACCACGTACAACACACCCGCAGTGCCGGTACCGGGAAGGGTGGTGCCCATCCACATCCCGGACGCGCTGCCGGATTTCTGCACCGACGAATCCGCTTTACCCAGTGAGGTTTGCACATCCGAAGCCAGCTTCGATTTCGCAATCGCCGCGCCGGTATTGATCTTCGCGTTGGTGATCGCACCGTCCTGAATCTTCGCCAGGGTCACCGAGTTGTCCGAGGGTGTCCGCTGGTCCGACAGGCGCGAATCATTACCAACACACACCGTGGAACCACTACTACCCACGGGGATGCGATTAATGCTCAGCGTGCCCGACACCACATCGGAAGCATCCACCTGAACATCCAACTCGTTGGTCGCGTAGTAGTCGACGATCCCGTAGATCTTGTTGTCCAACTCCGGCTGCAAAGCCTCCAGGGCTGCATCGTTATCCGCCGCGCCAGCAATAGCCGCGCCAGTAGAGGTGACATCGGTAACATCGGCCAAAACGTGGTCGTGGGCGAGGTCGGCCTTATCGTCCAGCCCCTCATGCGCCCCTTCGATACCGTCCTCGATGTGGTTGAGACGGTCCGCCGACAACGGGGTGTTCGTCGAGGGAACGTTCTCCCACGACTGCTTCGAATAAGCCATAACCAACCCCCCCTCCTAAGGTTGCGCCCGCAAACCCCTCGGCACCAGGCACGAATAACCGTCACCCGGAAGCACCGCGAGGGCGGTGTTGATCATTTCGGTGATCGCCGAAGACCGATCCAACACGGTCGCCGGGGGCCGCCCCTCGGCGGTGACCTCCCACCCGCCAACCACGCGGGCGGCCTGCACAATCAGCGTGCCGTCACGGTCAAACAAACCCATCATGTCGTTGCCGAACGCGACGATCTGATGATCAGTTTTGATATTCAACATGTTCCCCTATCTGGGATTTCACGCCACGATTCGCGGCGTCACCGAGATGCTCGCCCCGGAGCCGGACACCTCCACGTCACCGTCGTCGAAAGCTTCCGAACCGACGAACGTGCCCGACGAGCTGGCCGACCAGATGCCGCCCTCCACGTAGGTGCCTGCCGCCACGGAGATTTCAACCTCGTCGCCGGTGTTGGTGCCCGTGGAGCCCGACGTCCACGACGTCTGCTCCCGCGCATATCCACCACCCGTGGCTTCATTCGCCCCTGTGGTGCCAGCAGCTCCGGTATGCACACTGATCCAGTCACCGAGACCGGCGATGGCGTCCGACGCTGCTTTGTGAGTTGCATTGGGAATGCCCATGATTGTTTCCTTTCGAGTTATACGGGATTGAGCGGGACCGCCATGGCGGCCCATGTGCCCGACGAGCTTGTCGCCGTGAAGTTCGTGGCCGTCGTCGCGTCGCTGATGGTCAGGATCGGGAACAGGCCCGAACCCGAGAATCGGTTCGTTCCGCCAGAGGGTGTAAACGTCCGGTTCCCCATGTTGGCGAACGAAACGATTACCCGGCCACCGTCTCCAGGCGCGGACGCCGACAGGCTTGCCGAACCACTGTTTCCGTATGACTTCTGCACAGTGCCGGTGGTGGTCGCGTTCAGATACGAGGCCGCGACAGCGCCCACCCACCCGAAGCCGGTGGGCTTGTTGACCGTCACCTGCTTCGACCCGCCAGCAACACCATGAATGACGTACAAGTGTTGAGAACCTTCGCCAGGGTTATTGTTTAGAGCCTGGCTGCCGATAAGCGTCATCGCTGATCCGTCGTAGGTGACAGAAGCGATCGTGTCGCTGCCCTGTACAACCAGTGACACCAGTACCGACGCTCCGGCGGTGGCCGTGTGGTTGAACGAGAACGTCGACGTCGTTTGCTGGGACATGGTTACCGCGTCGAACGCCACCGGGTCAACACCGTCATTACCCACGGCGTCCATACCGATTTCCGGGGTCAACGTCAGCTCGAACTCGCGGTAATACCGCTCCGCGCCGGACATTCCAACCTGCGGGGACAGTTCGAGCCCGAAGCCCTTCGTGAACCCGAGTGCGGTACCCATGCCGACCTGCGGGTCCAGTTCGATACCGAACGACCGCGCAAACTTCGGCGCGGCCTCGAACCCCAGGCTCGGCGTGAACGACAACCCGAAACCGGGAGACTGCGCGCGCGGCGTCGGGAACAGCGACACCGACGGATACAAATCCTCGGACGGAAACACCGGCTCGAACGCCGCCGGACCACGCATCGCGATATACGGCGCGAACACCAGACCGAACGACGCCTTGCTGTGGCTGGCTGCCCCCATCCCCAGCGAAACCGGCACCGACAAACCGAAACTCGCACGGTTGTGCGCCACAGCGGACATGCCGATCTCGGGGGTGAGGGTGACGCCAAACTCCTCCTTGGGGCCACCATAGGTAAACCCCAACTCCGGGGTGAGGGTGACGCCGAACGAGACGTGGGACTCAGCCCACCAGCCAACAGCCACGCTCATCCCCCAATCTGCAAGTTCACCGCCATGCCAGCCCACCTGTTCGGCTGCGCCGATGTAGCACTCACCGTCCCCGTCCTGGTCGTCGTGTTGACACACAGGGGCGGGGCGATCCCCGACTGCTCCGCGCGCAAGCGCGCCCCCAGAATCGTTGTCAGCTTGTGCGACGCCGCTCCGCCAGATCCCGCCGAGAACGCCTGCAACGTCACCCCGCTCGGTACCGTCACCGACTGGCTGTGCGCAGTACCGTTACCGTGGGCGAACGTCGGCGCGCCCACCGACACAACATCATTGAACGAAATGGCATACGCACTCACCCAGCCCGGGCCGGTGGCCTTCATCTGGCGAGCAACGCCGGAGCCTGCGTTCTCCATGCGGAAAATCGCCAGGCCCCCATTCGCCGGATCGCCATTGTGCGAAACGGACCCGAGAAGTACACCGCCGGCGCCGCCATACGTGGCCGACGGGGCTGAGCCCGCGCGGTCCCACGCCACCACCGCGAACACCGTGTCCCCCTCGGAGGCCTTGAAGTTCACAGTGGCGCTACCGACACCAGCCCCGGCCGACGACACTGCATCGAACCCAATATCCACCGGCTCCGGCGGCACCGGCCAGTTTTGGTCATTCGTAATCGTTCCGGGATACAGATACTCCGCCACCCGCACCCAAATGCGGGTATAGCCCGCGGCCGGGGGGTTGGAGGTATTCGAGTTCTCGTGCAGCGTGAATGTCGCACCCGAGTCCCGCTCAAAGAAAATCGTGGACGACCAGCCACCCGAAAATAGTCCCGGATGCCCGAACCACGTTCCGAACGACTCTATCCCGTACCCGTAGTAGTATTCGGAAGGAATGTAGAACCCGTTCGCGTACGGGTCCCACCCCGTGGGGTGCTTCCAGAATGTTGACAGCCACGCCTCATACGACTCCGGTGACAGGCCCATGGCGTTGTCGCGCAACGCTTCCGCGAACTTCGTGTAGTCGTTGATGTTCGTCGCCAACGCGCCGGCAGCGTCGAGGAAGTTCGGGTTGAACATGTCGGAAATCGACGCTGGGGGTGGAACTGGACCGATCGGCGGCCATGACGTTTCCGTAAGCCCAAGAGGGTCTATGATGTCTTCTTTGAAGATCTGCTTGATCGGCCGATGAGCCGGGTCAACAATCTCCAGCACCATGCCAATCAGCGCAAAGTTGGAGTTCGTATACAGGTAGTCGGTGCCGGGATAGAAATTTGACGGCCCTTTCATAGAGCTCAGGAAGTCCTTCGCGCCCGTCCATGGCCACGTCGGAAACAGCGTGATCCAGAGCGCGTTGATACCCGCCGTATACTCCGCGATACCTGACCGCATGGACAGCATGTGCCCCATCGTGATCGCGGTACCGTTCGGAATTCCCGGAACGTACTGCTCCAGTGTGTCATCCAGCGTGATGAGGCCTTTGTCGACGGCCTGGAAAAACGCAATTGCGGTGAACATCTTCGTGGAGGAACCCATGCGGAAGTGGTCATCCAACGTCAACGGGCGAACCGTGCCGCCCACGGTGGTGCCATACGCCTTCGCATAGTTCCCGCGCGGACCGGTGATCTGCAACATCACTCCCGGCTGGCCGGTCTCCGCGCGGGACTCCTCCACAATCAAATCCACCATCGCCTGGTCCTCCGGCGACAACAAATCACCCGCAGTGTGCGCGGGAGTGGTGAACTCGTAGGTATCCGACGGGTCCGACAACCAGCCAGCGTTGTCCACCGTCTTCACATAGAACTCGTACGTGGTGTTCGACTTCAAACCGTTTGTCCCATACGGCGGCAACACCGGGTCGGGATTCAACTGAACGAAATCGCCTGAAGCGTCCTTCTCTTTCGCGTAAACGAAATACCCTTTGATTGTCATACGTCTGTTGCTCCAGACCACGTAATCGTGATAGTGCTGAAAGTTGAATCGACCAGCTCCACCAACGTCGGAGCAGTGGGGGGCGTCAAATCCGGGTCAGGGTCAGGCAGCGGGTCGGGCCGGAAGAACACCCAGCCGCCACCAGGAGCGCCATTTCCGCCGGACTGAAAGGCCGCCAACGAGCCCTTGCCGCCGTTACCGGCACCACCAGCGGGCGCACCGTGGCCGCCCATGACCTTCTGGTCAACGCCGCCCACATAGTCCTGCTCGTTGAACGTGAACGTGCCCGGGCCTCGGCCAACAGGTTTCGACAAAAACCCTTCGGCAGTACCCGCCGCGCCACCTTCGGCGACAATGGAATACGTGTCGCCCCCGGGGGTTGAGATAGACAACGTGGTGTTCCCACCGGCAGCGCCGTCACCAGGACCGCCCACGCCGCCAGCGCCCGGGTCGAGGGTGATGATGGCGTTGTCGCCGAAATGCTCACCGCGCACCCATGTGGTGGCGTTGAACTTCCCAGGCTGACCGGCCTGACCGTTGATACCCAAGGCCCAGCCCTGCGCACCACCACCACCAGCGCCCACCGCAACCGGGTCGATGTAGTTCACCCAGTTCGGAACCGGGAACACCGTGGCCTCGGTTCCCAGATAGATTTTCAGCGGGTCGTGATGATCCCCACCAGTGCCGGTGTCCACGGCGATGCTCACCCACGGCACATCACCCGAACGGGTCACCGACGCCTTCGCAATAGACGACGGCGGGCTATCCGGCGACGTGTTGTTTCTGGTGGCCGCCAACGCAACAATCTGAGACGACGGATGATTCGGCAAATCCGCCACACGGCCACGCACATAATGCGTACCGCCCACCGGAACAAGCTCATAGGCGTACGCCTCAGACGCCACCACCGCGATCGGTTCATCCAACTCGTAGGAGATGAACTCCCCCGGCGCGGCCGTGCCGCCCAAAAGCCCAACAATGTTCGGGGAATGGTGCACCAGCGTCCAGTCGCCCGACGTCAAATCGACCTTCCAGATGTTGACGTAAAACTCGGTGATACCCGCCACGCCGTAGCCGATCCACGACACCACACCCAGCGGCATCGACTCCTCAATCAAGTCAACGCCGATGAGCGAATTGCTCTGCGTGGCCTCCAACCAGGTCGTGACGTTCGACAGCGGGAAGTTGGACCGCTCCGACGGCATCAACCCACTATCGACGGGCTTGTTGGTCCTGATGCCAAGGATGTCCCACGAGAACAACCCCAAGCTGGCACGCGAGGCGATCTCCTGCAACACGTTGAACAGGTCGGCGATACCAGCACCAATACCCGGAAGGCCTACCAGGCCACCGACAATGCTGTTGACGATGTTCTCGATGGTTTCCCGCAGATTCTCTGGGCCAAGCATCCCCGCGATTGACTCCGGGGAGATGTTGCGCAAAGCGTCGAACAAATCCTCCAGCGTGTTCTCAACGGTCTGCACGCCGCCGCGGATCGCCGACACCACCGTGTCAATCGTCAACTGCACCCGGGCCAACAAGGTTTGCAGAATCTCCGGAAGACCCTCGACCCACGACTGCTGAATAACTCCGGTCTGCTTGACCTCGGCGTCATCCCACCAGAACGTGCCCGCAGTGGCGTCTTCGGTCACCACGAACCGGGTCTGCACACCAGTCACCCCAGCGGGCACCCGATACTCCCCTGACAACTCCTTACCGGGCCACGCCAAGTTCGCGTCCTGGGGGGCGTACGCGTTCAAATCCACAGGGGCCTGTGCAACGCCGTCGATGTACGGCACCAGCTGCAACCGAATCGGCGCGCCCGTGCCCACATACCCCTCATGCGACACAAACACCCGGGCAGTGATTGTCTGGCCCTCGCTGACCGCGAAGAAATCCCCCGCATTCTGGCCCGAACGCAGCGCCTTCAACGTGCCGTCGGCAATAACCTTCCCCGCGCCCGTACCGTCACCGCTACGCGAATGCGACGGGTCCACCACCCAATCCGCATTGCTACCGACCGACCCCTCAGGGAACTTCGGTGCGGGCAGAATGTTCGGCGTCTGATTCGAGATGCCACCGATAGGCAGGATCGTCAACAGACTGGGCAGCAGATTCCGCAGCGGCGCAATGATGATGTTCACCAGCTGCACCGCAGCCTGGATGGGGTTAAAGCTCGGATCGTTGAAGTTGATCGACTGGAAGAAATTCCGGATGTTCGTGAAGAACTGGGTCAGTTCCTCAATCCCGCCACCAACAAGACCCGTGATCGCCTCGATGATGTCCCCGAGGATGGGGATGTTCAATGCCCAGTCGCGCAGCTGGTCGAACGACGCCTCACCAGGGATGAACACTCCAGCAACAGCGCGCACCACCCACGCCAAAAACTGTTCAATGAACTGCTCACCAATCTCAAGCAGTTGCTGAACAGTGAACGGCCGCTGCCACTGCAACGCCGACTGCTCCGGGTGAATACCCGGCTCAGACGGCACCGCATGAGCCCACTCCGGCAACGGATCAAACGATGACGTCATGACAGCGGAAGAACCTCAACCGAAAACATCGACGTGGAAGCGGAAGTCGTGTACGTCACCGAACCCGCTTGCCGTTCACACCGGAAATAGATCGTCGCCGGTGTACCGGCCGTCACACGGTCAAACCCATCCGATGAGCCCGCCGCAGGTCCCGAAACAAGCGTCAGCCGCTCCGATTGCGCCACACCGGGGCACCGGCCGATCACGTTGCCGCCAGTCTCGCCGTTCAACCGGGCCACAAGATCAACCCGAACATCGGCTCCCTCACCGGTGACGACCGTGTAGCCCTGCACGCGCGGCCGCCAATCGAACGGCTGCGCCGGGATCGACACCTGAGCCAGAGTCGAGTTCGCATTGCCCGAGGCGGTGTTGTTGATCGACGCCGGAACATACCGGTCCCCCACACGTTGCGCCGCCAAAACGAACCCGTCAGCGGTCGAGTTCACCACCGGCACCTGCCCCGCGACTGGGGACGGGTCCACATCCGTCGGGTCCCACACCGCCTCACCATCCGCGCCCTTCGCGCCGGCGTGCAGCGCCAGGTTCAACCGGTACACACCCGGCGTGGATGTTCCAGGTGGCGTGATCTCAGTGAACGACGCCTCCGCCGGGGTTGGATCGTCCGGGTCCAGCTCCGTCAGATTCACCGTCGTATCGAACGTGGCCGGCACACCCGGATCACCCTTCTCAATCGCGGGCACACCAACACCGATACCGCCCTGCGGACGCAACTGGAGGATCGCCGAACCCGCCGACGGATCGACAGGAATCTCCACGATCCCCTCAAACAAATAGTGAGTCCCAGCAGGATTCAAGGGCCACGACATAAGGCACGCTCCATTCACATTGGGCGAGTTACAGAAAGAAAGGACGACCGCTGCTTATCCCTGCGGTGACAGCGTGAGGACCGACAACGTTTCAAAAATCCCCGTGATGAACCGCTGATGCTTCGCCAGCGGGGCCTCCGACTTGCGGCCATCCCCCATTTGCAGGAGAACCTTCTGCTCATCCTGGGAAACCCGCCACATGACGTTTTCGATGTAGTCGGTCACCATTCGGGTACGTGACATGAACACCAGCGACATCAGGCCGCCGCGAAAAACGTCCCGACCCAACGCATACTGGGCACCGTTGCGGAACTGCACCGTCGCCGTCGTCTTGCCCTGCGAATCAAACAAGGCGTTGATGAATGCGAACACCGTTTCGATGTTGTACGGCGCCGAAGCGGTCGGATAGAACCGCTCAATCGCCGGATGGTACGGGCCGACATCATCACGGCGGTCATAATGCTGAATCAACTGGAACGCCAGGAAGCTGTTGTTCAGGAAACCCGACAGAAGATCACTGGGTATGCCAGTGAATCCAACAACGATCATCAGTGAGTCGATCAGCCACGCGAAGGTGGCGTTCATCAGGTCATTCAACCACTTTGGGCTGCGCCCACCGATGATGTGCTGCCAACCCTCAGGTGTGTGGTCGGTGATCGAACACGCATCAATACCGGTGTCCTCGCCCGGTTCCGGCGCCACGAAATAGGCGTATGGCTGCTCGAAATCCACACCCAACGCGGGCGCATAAAACACGCCGTCCATGCCGGGAACCTGCTTGATGACAGGTTTGAAGATGTCCCCCAGCGACCCGCCAAGGTCAATCGTGGTGCGCAGCACCGAATCGAGCACGGTTTTCGTCGGACCAGTGATCTGCGACCGGTCCACTGTGGAAAACACGTAGGTAGGCTGGTCCAGGTTCGCCCACCTGTCAGGCTGCGGATCACCTGGAAGCCACAAATCCATGCGGGTATCCACACCGTACGACTGGGTAACGTCCTTGATGACGGCCTGAACGGTTTCCATCCGCACTGTGCGAGCCACCATCGGCGACGTGTCCAGCAGTGGATTGGTGCGTGACACATACACCGGGGTTCGCAGCATGCGGGTGAACGCCTGGACCGACAGCCCGTCCCGCGACAGGGCTTGCAGCACGGTGCCGAGCCATGCCCGGATATCCGGGTTTAACGACAGTCCGTTGTTGATGAACTCCAGCCACCCGGACTGCAACCGCAGAGCGCATTCTGCGACCATGTTCTCCACGACGGTTTGCAGCGCCCACACGAAGATCGCGTGCGAGAACGGCTGTGCCTGAATCGGCAGCCACCACGACGGCCAAATCACGTAGTACTTGAGGATGTCGCGGATACCGCGCAGTTCAGCGGTGCCGGTCCATGCGCTGTCGCGGTACTCGTAGGTGTGGTTCTTCGTGTAGAACGCATACCGCAAACCCGCGGTCTCGACGATGACACCGACCATCGTCTTTTTGCAGTCCATGAACAAAGGGATGAGAGGGCTGTTCCCTTTGAGGACGATCCGGCCGGTTTCAACATCGTTGCGCGGGTCAGCACCCGACGCCTCGATCAGGTCGCCACCGACAGCGCCCATCGGCTGCCAAAACTTGTCGCACACCGTGAACCGGAACGACGTGTCTACCTTCGATTTGCGTTCCGTCAACGCCCGCGCGGTTCGTGCGATCCTGTTCGGGTCGCCGGACTGGAGGGCGGATTGCCATGCGGCTGTTTCGCGTTCAAACTTCGACAACCGTCATCCCCTCCTTTCCTGGTTCACAGGCGCCACAAATTCACCCCTCACCGAGGTATCGGCCAGTGGCTACATCGGGTAGCGGCGCAACGGAGTCCCCGAAAGAATCACCTTCGAGTCAGCGTTGCCACCAACAATTTCTGTCTTCACAAAGAACTGCTGCGCCGGTTCGCCAGGTGACTTCGCGGGGATCGCCGCGTTCTCACTGAACCGGCCCGACAGGTACTTATAGAAATTGCCCTGCGGGGGAACAATCCCGAACAGCGACCCAATCTGGTCGGTGAATGCGTTCCGTTCCGAGAAAAACGACAACAACGACTTCACCGCCTGCTGGAAAATGTTCAACTCCTGCGGCGACGGCGGCACCGACGTCAAATCCTGCACCAACGTCGTCTGTGAGCGCGGGTCGGTACGTAGGAACACAATCTGATTGGGCAGCAGCGGACCAAACTCCACATACTCATCCGCGCCGGGACCGTCATACAACCGGAACGTGCCCGGGCCAAACAAGGTCGCATCCCAATACATCGGCTGGTCACCAACATTGACCATCGACACAAACCCAGACTGCGTGACATTCGCATTGTCGCCCGCCGACACTTTCCGCACCGGAGCTGGTGTCGCCTGCGTGATCAACGCGCCACCGGCCTGCATACCAAACCCAATACCCCGATAATCCGGGCCGAGTTCACTACCGGTGCCGGTTTCCTTGTGCGACAAGATCGGCAACCCATTGCGCAACACTTTGAACATGCGCGGATCGCCCTCATACCCGGCAACCAGGGTGAACTTCTCCCCAATCAGCGGGGCCACCAGAAGCGGCCGCTGAAACATCACCGTCTGCGAGAAGTTGTTGAACCTCGACAGCTTGATCCAGTTGCCCTGCACCCGCATGCGGATGCCATTACCGTCCCAGTCTCCGTTGCTGTCGCGGCCCATGCGAGCCCACAGGTCGTTCGCCCCACTATCAGGCAGGCTCCACTCTTGGAACCCGCCGAGCACCATCGACACAACCTGATTGTCGGTGTCGGTGTCGAAATCCTTGTACGGCCCGCACACCACCTCGCGGGTATCCGTTGTCAGCGGATCGTCCGGGTCGTCCCGCCACCTCGCCTGGTCACCATTGGCGTAGACGTACCCGCCGCCGTCACCCTCGTAGTACAGCGGCCAGTCCGCGCCGAGGTCCTGCGTGCCCGACGTGTCATAGTTGAACGTGTCGGTCATCGACTCATACTCGAACTGGAAACTCGCCGCGTAGTCGTAGGTACGCCAGAACCCCGAATCGGCCCGCAGGCGCAAACTTTCACGCTGCCGCTTGCCGATCTCCAGCGGTGCTTGCGGCGCGCCCTGGAACCACCTGACCGGCGCCCACCAGTGCCCCATGTCGTGGGTGAGGAAGTTCAACGTCGCTTCCTGCTTCGCGTCGATCGACGCGACCAGATCGCGGTAGACCCTGCGCGTCCACTTCGGCGACCGGCCACGGCATTCCACCCCCACCTCAACCTCAATCGGGTCGTAGAGCGCATCAATATTGGTGATTCCGTCCTCGGTGGCGCCCTTCTGGTCGATGTGCTTCCACGGCGGGATCAACCCCTTGAGTGATGTGAGGTGCACCATCTCCGGGGCTACAACCCGGTCAGGGACCGCCATCCCGCCCATCATGTGGAAAGTGATCGACTCGTCGTAGGCGTCGAGCCACATCATCGGCTTTTCACCCTTGGCGAGGTCATACCATCCGTGCGGGGTTACACCAGTGGCGGGGTAATGCTTCTTAGCCATTTACCCTCCCGGCATGACGTACTGGTTTTGCAGGTGATAGGCGATGTCGCGGCCGGTGCCGTCTTCGGTGGCACGCTGGTTGTTGACCGTGATGTTGGTGTCGCCCTGGTTGACTTGGGTTTGGCCCTGGCCTGTGGCTTGCGGGTCGATGTCCTTGCGCTGCTGGGACGCCTGACCGGCAAGGTTCGGCAACGCCGGGGCCGCACCCGCCAAACCACCCGCGATGCGGGTGATCCAGTTGTTGTTCGCCAAATCCGATCCACCCGTGGGCAGAAACGTTTCCATCAACCCTTGGGCGCCGATCGCGGCGACCTGGCCGCCGTACTCGATGGCACGGTTGATCAGCTTCACCCCGGTCTGAGCGGCCTGACCCGCGCCGGGTGCCATCGCGTCCAACGCCATCCCGCCGGCCTGCACCGCCATTCCGAGCGCGCCGCCACCGTCCATGCCGATCCCGCCGGACCCGGACCCGGAGTACGGTTCAACACCGCCGTAGCGGGTTGAGGCGAACGGCGCCGCCTGCGGGGCGCCAGCGCCCATAAACGGCAGCGCGCCGCCGCCGCCGAACGCGGGCGGTCGCGAGTTGACCGTGATGCCAGCCGGGGCGGTCGAACCGTTGGTGATGACCTCCCACGCGCCGAGCCCCTGCGGCGGTGTGCCGTTGTAGCCGTAGAACGCCGTACGGTCGGCGACCGCCATCTGCTGCTCGCGCGTGGCGAGGTGCGGCATCGGCGCGAATTCCTGCCCGCCGTACGCATTCCACGTTGACGGCGAGAACTGAAGCCCGCCGTAGTGCCCGTTTCGCCCGGTGTCGGCGTTGGCCCAGTTGCCGCCCGATTCCTTGGCGGCGACCGCATCCCAGTTGAACCCGCTGAGTAGCGTGTTGCCGTTGACAACGTTGACCGGCACCGGCCCGCTGCCCGAGCCACCGGACAACTGACCGTCGGCGGCGATATGCACGTGATCGTCGTGACGCCCAGCCTGCCCGAGCGTGTAGAAGTCGCCGAACTTGCCGACGCTCTTGCCGTTTTTGATGTTCGAGGCGAACCCCGGCGAATCGTGAATGAGTTCGAGCAGGCTGCTGCCGTAGTTGGCGGCCATGTAGTCGGCGAACGCGCGCATCGCCTGCGGGCTACCGGAGTAGTCACCAGCAAGTCCCTTGCCATGGTATCCGTCATCACCGGGGCGAGTTCCCGACGACTTGGTCAGGCCGAACTGGGCTGCTATCTGGTCGATCTGACTGATGCTCAGCGGTGTACCGGCACCCATCTGCCCGCCGAACGCGTACGGACCGGTCGCACCGGCCGACGGGTAAGAACCCCGGTCGTACTGGTTGTTCTGGTACTGCGGCCCGAACACACCCTGCGCGCCGAGCACACCCATCAAACCGTGCCCGCCCTGGGTCGGGTTATAGGCCGAAATGGCCTGCAACTGCCCCAACAACGGTGCGGCGGCAAGGTTCGCCACGAACTTCGTGATGTTCTCTGCGATCCCCGCCAAACCCTTTGAGATACCGAAATCCTGATCAAGCTTGGCGCCGATCTGCCCCAAATCCTTGGCATGCTGATCGGTTTGCTTCGTCAGCTTCTCGTACTGATTCGCCCGCGCATCCGACATGCGCATCTCGGCGGCCTGAAGGTCGCGTTCAGCTTCGATCACATCGTTGCGGGCCTTGAGCCGGTCCTGCTCGGTCGCCTCGGTGGACTGCTCCAACTGGGCGGCGCGGGCACGCTTCTCCGCCAGTTTGTGGCGGGCATCCAGATACGACGATTCAGCGGAGAACACGGCAGCGTCCTGCGGCATGCCAGGAATCCCCGGCGGCAGCGTCGTGTCATACGGCACCACCGGTGCATCCGGCAACTTCGGGCCAGAACCACTACCACTATCAGCCCCCACCGCGCCGGGGAACAGATCAGCCAACGGACCATCAGCGGGAGATCCATCAACAACAGACCCACCGCTGCCACGCCGCCCGCGTCGATCCTCCACGGAAACATCCAACGGAACCTGACCGGGCAGGTTACCGAACGGGGACGCCGGACCGTTCGAGTTCGCATCCACAAGCCCTGGAATCGGAATACCACCAACCGTGGGCGTGCCAGGTCCAGACCCGCCGCCGAGCTGCGGAAGCGGAGACGGCTGAGGATCAACCCCCGTGCCGCCCTGAATGTTGCGGTCCCACCACTCACGCGCACGGCGACCCAACTGATCCGGCGTGTTCGAATGATTCCAATTCTCCGCGCCAGGAATCGCGTTCTGAATGGCCTGCTCAATCTCAGGGCCGTTCTGCGCCACCAGGAACGCCAACCACGCCGGGACCGCCACACGAGACAGCGCAGCAGAGATTCCCTTAGCCGACTTATCGGCCGTCGCGGGAAGACCAGCCAGGGTAGTGCTCACTGTTGAAAGGGATTGCGTCAACGCGGTAACACCAGCGATCGACTTCCACGCCACGAACGCGGTCACTACATCACCAACGCTGATACCGATCCGGTCCAGCATTTCGACCACACTCGACAGCGCATCCCACAAATCCTGCGCAGTCTCGACCGCACCCTCGAACGCATCCTTGATGTCGTCCTTGTGGGCAACGATCCACGCGTTCAAGTCATTCAACTTGTCGGTCACATTGTTGATCGACTTCGCCAACGCCCCGGGACCCTCAGTAGTGTCCAGCGGGTCGCCGAACAGCGCCGAAATGAAGTTCGCCCCAACACGCCCCACGGCAGCATTCATATTCGACAAAGCGCCGTCAACAGTGTCCGCCAGCTTCTTCGACATGCCACCGAACTGGCCCTCAATCGCCTGCACAAGCATGCCGAACGAAATCGTGCCGTCCTTCGACATCTTCTGAATCTCAGCGCTCGTCAGGCCGAACTCTTTCTGCAACGCCGCCTGAACATTGATGCCACGCTCATTGAGCTGCAACATCTCTTCAGCCTGCAGCTTGCCCTTGTTGAACACCTGATTGAAGATGACGGCCAGGTCGCCGAACTTCTGCCCAGACGCGCCCGCCGCGTCCGCGATCGCAGTCAACGCCGCCTGCAACGGGCGACCCTGCTTCACCCCACCAGCAAGGAACTGCGTAGCAGCCTTCGCCGCCTCATCCAACGCAATCGGAGTGCCAACGACGACCTCGTTGATATCCGACATGATCGTCTTGACCTGCTCGGCGCTGTTCCCCATCGCAGCAAGACGATGCGATGTCGCATCAAGAGACTTGTACCGATCAAACCCCTTGAACAGGGCAACACCGGCGGCGCCGATAATGCCCGTCGCGGCCGCCGTGAACGCCGTGCCCAACGCGCGGCCAGCCAACGCGCCAGCCTTCGACGCAGCACCCTCATACCCCGACAGGGCAGACGAAAACCGGCCCGCCACAGGCAACGACGACACAAGAGACGAACCAAACGACGAACCAAACCCCCGGCCCGCCGACACACCATGCGACGAAAAACCATCAACAATACGAGAACCCGCCTGACGCGTCGCACGATCAACCTCACGCGACAACTGCTCGCCAGCATTACGCCCCGCAGCCGCAGCCTCCCGGCCCACATTCTCACCAATCGCACGACCAGCAGACGACCCCGCGCGCGCCCCAGCCGCCTCCATCTCACGCTCAATGTTCTTCGCCGCCACCGCGGCAGCACGCTCATCAAGACGGGAAATAATGTCCACGTAGATCGGCATCAGACACTCACCTCCCGTCACCAGCCGAACAGATCGGCCTCAACCTCACGCTGCAACTCATGCGCCTCAACCGACGCACGCGCCTTCTCCAGCCGATCAACCGGATCCTCAAACGCAAACGGCTCATACACAGCCTTACGACTCTTCGACGCATGAAACGACGCTCGAAACCTGGCGATCTCGTTATACGTCTCCGCCGCGATCAACTCCGGCTCAGACCAACGCCCACCACGAACAGCCCGCGCCACCGCACCATCAACAGGAGCGAAATCCACATACAACTCCCGAACGCGCTCCTCAGCGTTGTCCACGAACCGCACCCCGAACAGGTCCAGCAACTCCAAACTGGACAACCTGCCCTGATGCCAATCCGAAACACTCAACCCGAAGAAGCGCCGCAGATCACTCGCTATCTGCCTCGGATACAGTCTCCAAAACCACTGAGCTTCCATCACTTTTCGAGTCGGACTCAGCTCGCTCCGCGATCGTGAAGCCCTGCTCGGTCCACGCCCGCCACACATCACGGGCACCGGCGGGACGCCCGTTGATTTTCTTCGACCGCAACACCTCGTAGGAGTCCATTCCCAACACGACCTGAACGATCCGCACCTCACGCGGCGGCGACACACGCTTACCGTCCTTGTAGTACGGGGGGCCTTTCACCGCGCCGGGGCGGGTCTCCGCCGGCAACACCATCTCGTTGCCGTCTCGGTCCTTCACGGTCTGCTCCGGGATGTACAGGTCAGGTTCCCGGTCATAGGTTTCGATCTCTTCGAGGTACGCCTCGTAAGCTTCCAGCGCATCATCGTCGAGCATCCGAAGGTTCGGGTGCGGGGGGATCGTCATGGTGGTGCCGTCATCGAAGCGCAGAACACGATCGGCGAACGGCGAATCGAACTCGGTGGCCTGTTCACGCGCGGCGGCACCATTGTTCTCGGGTTTCTTTACAGACATCAGGGGCTTCCTTCAAAAAGGGGTTGATACAGGGGCTTCGCGGTTGGGTGGTGGGCTGGCTTTGTGTGGTTGCCTGCCGGGTGGGTGCCAGCCCCAAACCAACCCACCCGGCAGGACGACTTACCGGCTAGCTGCCGTCCGAATACTGCTCAGCCCAGCCGGGGCCACCCATCCACACATAGAAGTAGCCGGGAACAAGGGCGATCGTCCCCGCCGGGTCGGGCCGCATGAAGTACTCATTCGGCAGCACCTTGTACGTCAGGTCCGCCGTATCAGGATCGGTCTTCGACCGCTGCTTCGACGCCTGGTCGTCCAGCTTCACCGCCGGATAACCCTCAGCGCGGTAAATGAACCCGCCCGAGGTGCGGCGCGCATACAGCAGCAGCAACTGGTACTCCGCCGAATCAGCGTCCAGCAGCGGACCCTCACCATAGTCAGGGGTACCCGGAAGAGCCACCAGCGGATTACCAGCGTTGTCGCACAACGGCAACTCCGACTCCAGCCGGTGAATCAGCGGATCAGCAGTACCGAGCGCCACGAACCGCACCGAATACGACTTCTCCGTCACCTCAGAATCGACCGGGAACTTCGACTGCAACACCATCAAATCGTCAGAGGTGACATCAGGTTCACGCTCCGCACCGCCATCCTCAGGGTTGCATCCGATGTGCCACCAACCCTCATTCGGGTCGGTGTTGTACTCGTACTTGCCGTTCACCTTCCGGCGGATGAAAAGGTCGTCACGAAGCTTTCCGTCCTGCGCGAACGGAGACCACTTCACCGTCACGCAATCATCCTCGAACGGCGACATGTCCGTCGCGGCACCGCGGTTGTCGCGGATGAACACCGCCTGCAAACCGCCACGCTCGATGAACGGCTTGTGAATGTCAGTGAATCCGCCGGCGCTCCAATCGGTGCCGGTCATTGGCTGCGTCATAGGACGCTCCTCTCAATCATGATGGGGGGACCGGATTGCAAAAAGAACTCCGGCGAAACAAAAAAGACCCAAGGCCCAGAAATCGGGCGAGGGTCTTTATTTCTTTGGTTGTTTTCGGGCTGAAACTCAGGACAGGTACGGCAGGCCGACCTCGTATCGGCCCACGTACCGAACAACATGCGGATCGTCGCTGTACTCAACAGGAATCGGAGCCATCAACGACCGGCAATAATCAATCGTCACCAGCACACCACCCGGAAGGGTGATCAACGTCAACGGATTCAACGCCATCTCGATCATCCGTTGATGCGTCAAACCGGCCTCCACGTCGGCGGCAGCATCACCAGCGGCGAACGTGTGCACAGACACAACCGCCACATCCTGCGCAACCTCAGGCGCATCCACACCGTCAACACGACGCACAACCCGGTGCGGCAACGGATCATTCGCCACCCTGCGCGTCGAAACCTTCCCCAGCGGAGAAAGCCACTCCACCAGCACGCGGTGAATACTCGGAGCGCTATCGATCGCCATAAGCGGTGCCGCCGAACTGCTTAGCCGTCTTCTGGGCCGGCGCATACTCGTCGTTGTGCACCGACCCAAACTCCACAAGGTGTGCCTGCGGATCGGTCGCGCCCACCTTGCCGCGTCCCTTGTTCGTGGAACGTTCCGTCACCTGAACCGAATCGCGGTAATCGCCCGACGACACCGGAGAGTTCTGCTTCCACGCGGCGGCAACCTCGTCCATGAACTCGTTGACACCTTGATTCACCTCGGGAAGCTTGTCGAAGTCGTCGAGCCTGATACCGAACTTCGCCAGCGGATTCTTCTTTGTGGGGCCACTCGCCACAGCTAAGCCGCCTTTCGTAACTCGGCAACCAGACCAGGCGCCCAGCCGTGGAACCCCAATGTCCAGTCCCGAACCGCGACAACATCGAACACGTCCGCGCCGAACTCGACACGATCCTTCACCGCCACTGGTGAACCCACCGGCAAATACAGGTCCACGTCGACAACTTCCGTTTCGGTCATCGTCGCCGAACCAACCACCTGAATATGCGGTGCCAGCTGGATCGCACCCACCGGAACGCCAGGCCCGAACACTGGGATCGTGTTCCCCAGTCCATCCGAATCATCACCCACGTGCGGGTAATGCGTCACAGTGAACGAAACAGGGAACGTCATAGAGCGTACCGATCTGATGCCAGGGAGATGCTGTTCATTGCCCGCCGGTACGGCTTTAGCCTCATCTTCAGCCCGTTAGTGAGGTACACGTTTGAACTGTCGCCGCCCATTTTGATGGAGTACGGCCCAGCCGACACCGAACTGCCCTCGGGGTACGCGGCTTTCGGTGCAGTGAGGGCGGTGGCTGCTATCTGGGCCACCACCCTCACCACAGCTCCGGGAACCTCGTCCGGAATCGACGACCACATGAGGTATCCGACAACAAGGTCGGACGCCTCTTCGAGAAGCAGCTCCGCCCGCGCCGACTCTTCAGGCGTCAAAGCGCGGTCGAGAACGGCCTCCAGGTCGTCGATATCCGCCAGAGCCATCAGCTACGCCCCTTAGCTGCCATCCGGAATGACCGCGCCGACCGGCGTCTTGTTGTCGCCGACCGCAGTAGCGCCGTTGCCCAGAACGTAGGCGAACCGGGCCTTCAGGCGCAGAGCGATCATGTCGCGCTCCGCCAGGTTGATCGAGCCCACCGTGGCCTGATCGAGGAACTTCACGGTGATGTCCTGACGGACACCGATGCGCACCCGAGACGAATCCACCACCAGAGCTTCGGCGACGCCGACAGGCCAGGCTCCGTTGGCGTTGAAGTAGGTGCCGAACCCGTTGAACGACTCGTCACGGAAGATCGGGTTTCCATTGGCGTCGCGCAGATTTGCAACGTCGAAACGGAATCCGAGGCTGGCGAGCAGGGTGTCAGGCATGTAACCCGCAGCCGCCACCGCCTTTGATGCACGGTTGATGCAGCCGATCAGATCGTCCTCATTCGCATCGCCGGGAACGATGGTGTAGTCCTGGCTGGCCGCGACGGCAGCCGGGAGCAGCGCAGGCGACACCCACGACGACGGCTTGTCCGTTCCGAAGATGACGGCCTGGTCGAGCTTCTTGCCGATAGCCTGTCCGCCGAGAGCGGCGATCTCCTCCAGCAGCTCGGTCGAGGCGTCATCGACCACGTTCTCGTGAACGGGGATGATGACCGCAACTTCCTCGGCAACCAGGGTCCGGTCGGCCCACGTCGCCTCCGAAGTGGGCTTCACGCCCTCGGGCTCGGTTGCAGACTCCGACACCCACGACGCGCCAGGCAGGGTCGCCAGAACGGGGAGGTGGGTCGTCTTGGTGCCCATATTCACCGTCGGGAACGCCTGCAGAACAGTCGATCCCTTCTTTGCGGACGCCAGGAGGTCGTTCGCATAGGCCTCCTGAATGAGGGTCGCGACCTCGGAGCGTGAAATGTCAGCCATGATGGCCTTCCTTTCATGGTTTTCCGCCGAGGCCGATCCTCGAACGGGTTTCGATGGTTGGGTTAACCGCCGGCCCGCATCCGCCGCAGAGCTTCAGCTGCTGCGGCTTTAGGGTCCAGGTCCGCGGTCTCAGTGCCTGTGGTTCCTGATTTCAGGTTCTTGGCAGGCGGTTTGAGCTTTGGGGCTTGCTGTTGCAGTTGCTGATCACGCCATGCGATCAGCTGATCAGCGGAGGCTTCCAGTTCCTCTTTGGTTCTACCTGTGAGGCTGGCCGCCGGAACGCCTTTCTCGGCCGCCACTGACGTCACGAGAAGGTCGCGTTCTGCCTTTTCTGCTCGCGAGCTGACTGATTGCAGCTGCTCGGTGAGCTTCTGCAGCTCGGTCTTCTCGCCTTCGCGAATCTTGTCCAGTTCTTCGGCTTTCGACTTCAGGTCGTCGTAGTCGGAGAATTTGCTTCGTTCGCGTGCGATCCGCTGCTGGATGATCCGGTCGAACTCGTCCTGGGATGTGATCGGTTTGAACGAATTCGCCTGGTTGTCCCCGTTTCCGGGTTGGGTTGTTGCGCCGTCTTCGGCGGTGTTTTCAGCCTCTTCAGGCATGGTGATATAACCTCCGCGTTATGGAGTAGGCCCGACCGTTTCCGATAGCGCAGGTCGTCCGCGCCTTCGCCTGGTGTTAGGCGGAAGTCATGTGCCGGAGAATGTCTTTCGGATCTACCGCGCCATGTTCGCCTCCGTGCTTTCGGCCCTTCTTAGCGGCGTCGACGGCGTCGACGTAGTCCTTCTCCCATTGCTCGACATAGCTGGGTGGCTCGTAGGATTGGCCTGGCCGCACAGGGACAGCGATGCACCGACAGTGGTCGTGGTACTTGGTTGACGCCCCCGCCGATTCTTTCGACCAATACACTGCGCCGCGTGTGGCGAGCATCCGGCAGAATGGGCACGCCGTAGCCGACGCGTAGCGCGCCCATCTAGTCCCTGCTGGGAACGGCGACCCGGTGGCTGCGACCTCGTTCTCCAGGTTTTCGAGAACTGTCTCCCGTGAAGCGTCGAACACCATCCGCTGCGTAGAACCAGCGAGGCGGTCCAGCGGAGAGGACTGCCCGGGTGCGTGAAATGCCCACGACACCGTTCTCTGAATCCGCTCAGCCGGTATCGGATCGACCGTCGGAGCCGCCTTGTATGCGAGCTCCGGCGCAGTTTCGGTGTACCACTGGGCCGTGACCATCGACGCCGCCGTGATCTGTGGGGCCACCACATCGGGGAGCGCCGCAGACACGATTTGCTCGAACCCTGGCAGGTCGGAGAATGACCGCCACAACCGAACCAACTGGGCAGTGTTCAGCGTCGCGAGGTCTGATAGCACTTGCCGCAATGCCTCGGCGTCAGTCGGATTCGGCAACGGTTCTACCTGCTATATCCCCCACTTGGGGATCACGCTGGGCTGCCAACGCGCCCTGCCTAATGCTCGACACCAGATCGACCACAGTGGACTGCTGAATGGAATCTTTGATCGCCTTGATTTGCTGCTGGGACAGCCCTGGCACCAAATGAATCACGTCCCGCAGCTGCACACCGGCCGCGACAAGCTTTGTGATTCCGTCAACGACGGCGCTGAACGCCCGCGCCTCGGTATCCCGCCACACAACCTCAGCGCCAGAATCGGCCGCAGTCTCCTGGTCGCCGTCAATCTCAGCCGCCAGCCGTAGAACCTGCTCCCACGACTCGCCGAAACTGTCGCGTTTGGACTGCAACTTCCGCTGCTGATTAGCCTCGGCTGCCGCCAGCGCCTCCGCAGACATATTCACCATCTTGCCCGTCACCTGAGCCGGGGAGATCTGGGCGCGCATCGCGACATGCTGAATCATCTCGTCCAGAATGTCGTTGTACTGTCCCGTATCCGCAGCGGGCAATGCTTTGGCGTCAACGTCCTCATCTTCAAAAGCCCACACACGCTTAGCGGAAGCAGCGAGAATCTCACTCGGGGTCGCCGCCCAGCCCGTGATCACCTTCTGGGGGAACGCCCCGAACCGAGACACCACCAGTCGGTCAAAGTTCACCGAGTTGATGGCCTGCTGATCTCGAATCAGCGGCGCCACCTCTCCCACGATCGCGCCGTCGGCATCGCGGCCATTCACGAACCGCACCACCGGGCACACCGGCTCACCGCCGTACGTTGCCCCGTGGGCAACGGGATCACCTTCAACGGCAACGCTGATCGGGAGCGTCGCACTCCTGACATGCGGATCAGAATCCGCCACCTCGCCAAGATCGAGGTCATAGGCGAACTCGTCGTCATACAACCGGCCCCGGCGACGCAGCTTCGCATCAACCTGAGTAACCCACATCTCCAACGCATACTGCGGCCACTCATCCCCAACGGGATCGACATACGCCGTCAGAATCTGCTTCGGCGACCTCGGCGCCAACACCGGGCCATTCGGACCGGCGGTCACCGTCACGTATGACGCCCCATACGTCAGAGCCGGAACATACACCGTCGACTGCCGCGCATCCATGCGATTCAGCTGCCAAATCCGCCACGCCGGATCATTGTCCTGCGCATCCGCCGAGCGGTAACCCGTCACAGAGAGATTCTGGGCAAACGAATCAACCACCAGGCCCAGAACATTCTTCACAGAGAGCCGAGCAAGGTCCTTGATCTCCTGCTCCGCCGACTCTGGAACCTCCGGAACCCCTCGAATGCCCTTCGCATAGTCGCCGATACGGTCCAGCCATGAACGCTCGGAGAGGTGAATCTGCCACATCGCGGCGATCACATCGCGTATCTCGCGATCATCAAGCATCGCAGCTACACCTCCCTTCCTAAAGTTAGGTCACCAAAACCTCAGGCGAACGATGCGCCCCCAGAACTGCGCGGCTTCGACGTAACCGCCGCGTACACCGCCGCCGACATCGCTATCGCAGGGCCAATATCAAACGACTCAGCACGCGGCATCATCATCCACCCGCCGGACGGACGATCCTTACGCGTAGCCCCACGCACCGCCACATCAAGCTCAGCCTGGCCGCCATGCGTCAAACGGCCCTGATCAACAAGACTCACCCACAACGCATTGCCAGCGACCGACTCGTTAGACGAATACACCGAAGACTTAAACTTCAGCTGCTTCAGCTTCTCGCCCAACGCTTTCGCCGCACCAACCGAATCATGCTTGATCGGCGTTTTCCGAGACGCGTACGCGCGCAGGAAATCCACCGCCTCAACCTCAGACTGCGTGCCAAGAGCGATCTCGACATGCACCCCATCGTCGACACCAGACCAGCACGCAACAATCCAGAACCATCCGGACCTGGTTGCACTAACCCCGAACGCTGAAACGTCACCAAGATCGTCCACGTCGCAGCACAGCGACCGCCACTGATCGCCCGGAACAACCGACGAAACCTCGTTCGTCTTATCCCAAATCCCGAACACCTCACGGCGAACATCCTCCGGAGACATGTTCTCCACTAGACGCTCAATCGCCGACTTACCAACACGATGCCCGAACGACGGATTAGCCTCAGCCAACCGATCCCAGAAACCCGGCGCATCAATATCGGCCACAACATCATCGGGAGACTCCGGAGCGAACTCCACATACACACCCTTGAACGGGCGGCGCTTCTTCTGCTCCAGCGCACGATCACGACGACGCTTGAACGCATCATGCACACCCAACGCAACCTCTTGCGGCCGCGGCGGCGTACCCATAAAGAACGCCAAACCAATCTCGGAGACGTTCATCGCGGCGAGCATGTCCGTCAGTGCCGACTCCTTCAAGTTCTGACACTCGTCATACACCTGAATATCAACTTCCGAGAAGCCACGACCGAAACCCTGAGCCCGGGCGCCGAACAAAATCCGTGACCCGTTCGCGAAGTGAACACCCCGATTGTCGTCAGACTGCACCACAGGATGAAGGGGACGCATCTTCGGCCGGATAGCCGGCTTCTCAACAATGCCAGCGATCTTCGTCAACGTCTCCGACGACGTCCGATCATGATGCGACGACCAAACCACCAGAGTCCCAGGACGAGACAGGCAGATCGCGATCAAACCGACCATGATGCCCCACGTCTTGCCGGCCTGCCGCGCAATGCTCAAGGTCACACCCATCACATCGCACGCCAGCGTGCCATCCTCACGGAGACCCAAAGCCGCGTACCAAATGTCTTCCTGCCAGCGATCAAACTCCACCCCCATGCCGGGGAGTTCCGGAGCAATCAGCTCGTAGTAGCGCGTATGCGAAATGTCATCCGGAATGAAACACTGGCGGGCAATATCGACAAGCGGCGCAGGGTTAACCCGACTTCCGGAACCGGTCGGCATCGAACGCCACAACCTTGCCAGGCTCCGCCGTACCTGAGCCGGCCTCAGGTTTAAGCGCCGTCAGCCTCACGATCTCAGCCTTCGCCCGCTCAATCTGAGCGTTCAACTGCGATCTGAGCTGTGGCATATCCTCAAAAGCCTCCGCCAGTAGGCGATACCGTATCCTGGCCTCCGCCAGCTCATCACCGGCCTGCATAGCCTCATTCAAAGTGCTGTACTCAGCCATTAGATTCCCTCTCGGACCCGCCGGTTAACCGCCCGACGTCAGCGTGGTCGCACCGACATCCCGGTGCAAGGTCTAGGAAAAGCGTGGATTCACGTACGTGGGCCTCACCTCTGGCACCGCACGATCACCAGAAGACTTCGCACGATTACACTGCCGACACACCGCCTGGCAGTTATCCAGATCGTCGGCGTCCTCCTGAGACCAACCCATCCGCTCAGCTTCAACAGAACTGACGATGTGATCCACCTCGAACGAACGCGGGTGAGGTGGCCGCGCGTCATAGTCGATCGCCCCGCCAAGCGCCCGACAATCGGCCGTGATCTGCAACGCGCACGGCGCATCGCCGTCTCGCTGCCGCACCTGGGCACGGCGACGATTCCGAACAGTCGTGTTGGCGAACGGCATAACATTTTCCCCTACCCCTAGGTCACACACACACTGGCCT